ACAATGTTATGTTAACACAAACTAAATACGACACGAGAAGGATAATATAATAAAATATAATAATATGAAACAAAAAAGATTTAAAATAGAGTACAAAGACTCTACAGAAATGAGATGTATACAAATAGTATACGGTAGAAGTGTGAAAAAAGCGATTCAAAACTTTCAAATGGAGTTGATTTGTGGACATGGTGACTACATAACACAACTAATTGACATTGAAGAAGTTCCTGAAGATACGGTGTTTGTAGACCATAAGTCTCCTAACTGGACACTTGAAGACGGTACAAAGTTGGATGAAAACGACCAAGAATTACTTAATTACGCTTTTGAAAATTACGTAAATGAAGATGGTCTAACAATGAAAGAAGTAATAGATAATAAAAATAAATAATATGAGTAAAAATTACACAGGTTATGGTGATGTAATGTTTAAAATGAAACTACTTGGTTTTCAAGACGTTACAACATCAAGACAAAAGAAAAATGGTACAAGAGTATTTAGATTACCAATAAAAATGTATGGACAATATATAGAAGTTGGTAGTTTCAAAAAAGGTTATGTAAGACGTATGAACGGTGGTTATACACCTTATCAACTAAACAAAAGATGTGAAAGTGAACCACAGTATTATAGTACAGATAAGAAAGACTGGTGTGGTAGACCATTGTATAGAAAATTTACCACAAGAACGTGTAAACTAATACCAAATGAAGTTGATAGACTTGAGTACTTAGTAGACTATTGTCTCAAAAATTACTACATAAAACAAGCGAATCAGGTTGAAGATGGTAAGTTTGTACCTAAGTGGAAGTATGAATTTGATTTAGAAAACGTACAAAAAGAAGAACCAGAAGTAAAAGTAATTATTAACGGACATAGATATAATATAACATGATAGAATTAATAATAATATTAGGTGTAGGTGTAGTACTCGGTATGTATATCACCTCACAGATAAAATGTAGTATACGGAAAAGTATATTTAATAAGAATATAGAAGAATATGAAAAAAATAGTAATAATAAAATTAAATAATTATGAGTGAAACAAAAGAACTGTTAGAAGCTACAGTAAAAGGCTTACAAGAAAAAATACAGTCATTACAAACTGACTTAACGACTAAACAAAAAGAGTTAGAAAATGTAAGTAAAACTAAAATCACAGGAGAACTGTACGAAGAAATAGGTAATGCGATCGAAGATGCTGTCGAAGGTTTTAACTTTGATGATCCAGATGGCTATGACGTTGATTTCGGTATGGAGTACGATGGTAGAGTATACATCGAAAGTATTGGTATGCAGTCTACTTATGAACTAACAAACTCTATTATGAATAAGATAGATCAAAGATTCAATGTATTACCATTGAGTACAGAAGAAAATACAATAACTGAAGCACAAAAAATAATATAATATGAAGATAACAAGTAAACAAGTAGAAGAATATATGGCGTGGAGGACAGATGAGAAGTTTAGACATTGTCCCATAGCTGTATCTAAAGCGTGTAATGACGTAGTTTTAAACTTTAAATCAAGTAAATTTTATGACAAAAGCGTAACGGCTAAAGATTTGATGAAACTATTGTTCTTTAATGATCCTATACCTCAACTACATACACATAGTTATGGTTTTAACACGGGAACAGGTAGAGCAATTATTGAAAAATTAAAAATGAAATATTATGAGTACAACAACTAAAGAACAACCAGTACCTAGCTGGTTTAACGGTCAAATTTACGACAAAGGCGACGTAGTACAAAATAGGTTTGGAGGAGGTAGTATAGAACTGAACAATATAGAACTCAGTATGTATGATTTCTGTATCGGTGCTTCAGTAGTTATTGAAATGGGTATGTTCAATACTCCTCAACACGTACAAGATCTTAGAAAGGGTCTAGACTGGTTTAAAAAGTACAGTCCAGAAGCTTATATGGTCTTACTAGACTAAGGTAGAATGGTTATTTGTAAGGTTCGACTCCTTACCTACCACTAATACAAATTAAATACGAATAGTAACAGATAATATAAATAAAATATGGCAACAAGAGCATTAATAAATTTCGTTGAAAGAGAAGATGGAGTAACTTTCAGCGAACATCCAGGTGTGGATAAAATACACATACAAATATATAACCACTACGATGGTTATCCGTCAGGTTTAGGTGTGACACTAGCTAGTTATCTACAAGACTTTAAAGTAGTAAATGGGTTAGGTGCTTATGACCAAGAAAAAGTGGCCAATGGTATGGGTTGTTTAGCAGCTCAAACAGTTAAATACCTAAAAGATGAACCAGGTCAAATATACTTACGTAAACCAGGTGAAAGAGACTGGGAAGACTATGAATACTTTATATGGTGTAAAGAAGGTCATGGTGTATGGATAAGTATATTCGATTACAATGATAATTGTATATTTGTAGGTAAACCAGATAAATTAATAACTAAATTTGAATACGAAGACAGATGATAAGAAAAAAACCAATGTTAGCATATCCTGTTAACAATAAACCAATTATATATGACAAAGTGTCTATGCAACCAAAACTAGATGGTGTTAGATGTGTGATACAAGCTGAATTTACAGATGTATTTAAAGATATGAAAGTAAAAGCTTATTCACGTACGGGTAAAGAGTGGAAAAATATTGATCACATACTACAAGAGCTTGTACCTTTCTTTGACAAACATCCTAATGTTATACTCGATGGCGAGTTGTATAATCATGATTTTAAAGACGATTTTGAACAAATCATATCTATGGTCAGAAAAACAAAACCGACTGACAAGGACATACTTAAATCAGCCGAAAACGTACAATTTCATTGTTATGATATAATTGATGAAACACTTACGTTTGAAGAGCGTAATTACTTTATTAGTAAACACGTTAAACCAAGTTACTGTATCAAACATGTAAAGACACAAGCAGTCGCTAGTGAGTCTTTATCTAAAGTTATACACCAACAAAACCTAGATGCAGGTTACGAAGGCTCTATACTACGTACTAATGATGTGTATCAATGTAAAAGATCACACAGTCTAAGAAAGTTCAAAGACTTTTCCGATGCTGAAGCTACTATTGTAGGCTTTGTTGAAGGTAAAGGTAAACGTAAAGGTACGTTAGGTAAATTCCTTATGGTTGACGAAAACGGTATAGAGTTTGGTTGTCCACCAGGTAAAGGTTACAATTACAAAGATTTAAAAAATCTATTGTTTAGAGCGCCTTATTATATAGGTGCAACAGCAACTTTTACATTCTTTGAAAGAACTAAAGCGGGTAGTTACAGACACCCATTGTTTAAATGTATTAGAGATTACGAATAATGAATATATTTTACTTAGACAAATGCCCTGAAAAAGCGGCTAAATTACAATATAACAAACATGTAGTTAAAATGATACTTGAGTCAGCTCAAATGTTATGTACGGCTCATCATGTAGATATACATGGTAAGAATGTACCTTACAAAATAGCTCATAAGAATCATCCGTCAACTATATGGTGTAGACAGTCTAAACCTCATTATGAATGGTTATACAATCATATGATAGCCTTAGGTCGTGAGTACAGTAAACGTTATGGTAAAATACATTTATCAATAACTAAATGTGCTGACGTATTAAAATATGTACCAGGTGGTATATATGATAATGGTTTCACACAACCACCACAAGCAATGCCTGATGAGTACAAAGACCCGTGTAGTATACAAGCTTATTGGAATTATTACATAGGTGAAAAATATATAGTAGCAAACCCTAAAAAAGAAAAGATATATGAACGAAGACCTTATTAAAAGAATAAAACAATTTAATGATATTAAATACGGTAATATAGATTACCCAGAAAGAACAAGAATAATTCTTGCAAAATTAAAACCACAGGGGACTGTGACAACAGCCCCTAAGAATAAAGAGTAATAGGCTAATGTCACAAAACAGAAAAACAAATACACTAGATATGTGGCGCATCGTATATAGAAGGTTTCCTATAACAGACAAACCTACTATAGAAAACGAGTGCTATATGTTTTATGAAGATGGTACGTACGAGTGTTATGAACTGTTTAGAAGTACGGCTCAGATAACAACTTACAAATCACTAAAGTGGCATTTACTTGTTATATGGTATCTAAACCCAGACATGGATCAGACTAAATTTAATGAAGTAGCTGAATTTATAACTCACAAACAAAATGGTTTTGTAAGTTTTAACATATCTAGCGCTTTGTTAGATAAAATAGTATATGAAGTTAGCATGCTAGATTTAGATCAACCACCAAAAAATAAACTACGTAAAGTTATATTCAAACCATATAATAACTTATGTAAACAAGAAAAATTAAGAGTTGTAGGTGAATTAATAGGTAGAACGAAGCGTATAACAGAAGATGACATCTATGACTGTATGTTAGAAATAAATAATAATGGTAATAAAATTACCATAGCTAAACTAGCAAAGCTATTAAAATGTACTAGTCGAACTATACATAGAAACATGGGTGTAGAATTAAAACGTGAAAAACAACTATTAAATAAACAATTATGAAGAAAATAAAACTAACAATAGCAGGCTTGTTGATAGCTGGATTTAGTTATTCACAAGCGAAAGATACAATATGTAGTATGGTGGCTGGTAACATTCACTTTGAATTTAACTATTACACTAGCAAAATAAACACAGTAATAAGTCCAGTAAAAAGTGTAAAACTAAGAATAAAAAACAATGAGATATTAGTTTTAGATTTATATGATGACTGTGATTGTGTAGAATATCATATAGATAATAAACAAAAAGATATTACTACTATGAACTTTTTAGGATTACAAAAAACTATAACTGTAAACAGTAGTGACACAACTTTATTATTCAATGGAAATAAAATTAAAAAAGTAATTATTAAACAACCTATTAAAAATGAAAAAGTACAATATTAGAAACTATGTTTCATACAAAAGAGATGTTGAAAAGGCTATAAAAAGACTAGAGGGCAAAATGTGGGACGAATATACTAGAGAAGAACTAGTAATAAAATTCTTACCTCTTGTAGAAAATATAGCTAGAAAGTTTAGTACAACACAACAAGCTTCTGGTGTAATGACTATAATGGATTTGATACAGTCAGGTAATTTAGGTTTAGTACAAGCTAGTCAAAAAATTGATTATGAAAAGTGGAACGAGTCTGATGATATGGAAAAAACAATAAAGTCTTTCTTTTCAAAAAGAATTAAAGGTAGTATACGTAGACAAATAGATAAAAACAGAGGTACAATGAGAATACCTGAACATAAAATAAACGAGATACGTAAAAACTTTGATAAAGATAAAAAGATGGTTGAAATGTATTTTAATAGTTTGTTTCTAAGTATTGATGCTTCGCCTTCAGATGAAGATATGGCATATCAAATACCTGATGAATCAGAACCTTACAACGTACAAATGTTAAATTCATATCTAATGAGTTTGTTAAAACAACATTTAGACACTAAAGAATATGAAGTATTGAGGCTTAGTTATGGTCTAGACTGTGAGAAACATAGTGCTAATGAAATAGCTAAAAAGTTGAACATAACAGGTAGTAGTTCTTATGTACGTGTATCACAGTTAAAAAAGCAAGCAGTAAACAAACTTATAGATAATGTAGATCACTCGCAAGTGATTGACTTTCTGTAGGTTATACAGTTAAAAATGAATAATAATGTGTGACTATAATAGTACACCAAATACCAATAATATGAAAGAATTAAACCAAAAACTAGCTACAATTCAGACTGAATTAAAAGCTAAAAAATCGAGTTACAACTCGTTCGGTAAGTATTATTTCAGGAAAGCCGAAGATATACTAGAGGCTACAAAGCCTTTCCTTTTGAAACATGGCGTCACAGTCACTCTTAATGAAGAGTTAATCATGACTGACCCTGTTCCAACAATCAAATCAACAGCAACAATATCAGATGGTAAAGACAGTATACACGCTACTGCTATAGTCGGTGTAGACCTTAATCAAAAAGGTATGCAAACCGCTCAGCAGTTCGGTGCCGCTTCTTCATACGGTAAGAAATATGCTTTAGGTAATTTATTTCTAATCGATGATACAGCTGATGCTGACTCTACTAATCAACACGGTAAAAATGGTGCTGTAAATAAAATTAAACAAGCGGCTAAGCCAGCTATAACAAAAGAGCAATTAACAAAAGCTAAAGAGTATATAACTGCTGGTGGTAACATCGCTGCAATAGAAACTAAATATAAATTAACAGATGAACAAAGAAAAAGTCTTACAACGGCTTAAAAATGACGAAGACTATTATGGTGATTTTGGTAATCAGTTTTTATCTAACTCACACGTTGGTAAATTACTAAAAGACCCGTTAAATGTCTTCAAGCCTAGCAAACCATCACCAGCGTTTTTAGTTGGTGGTTATTTTCACACCTGTATACTAGAGCCAGACAAAATAGAAAGTTTTAGAGTTGTTAAGTCTAGTACTAGAAATACAAAAGAATACAAAGATGTAAGTGGTGGTGAGCTATGTCTACTACAAAAAGAGGTAGACGAAATAGAGTTGATGAGAGATAAACTCATGGGCAATGATATATGTAAAGATTTAATACGAGGTACTACTAATTCTGGTATCGATATTGAATATGAAGTTCCAGGTGTTACAGAGTTATTTGGCAATCAATGGAAAGGTAAAGCAGATATTATTAATCATGAAGAAAAATTAATTATCGACTTAAAAACAACTGGTGATATTGACAGGTTTAAATGGTCAGCCAGTAAATTTAACTATGATTCACAAGCTTATATTTATAGTAAGTTATTCGGGTATGAGATGTTATTCATAGTTATTGATAAGACGACACACCAAATAGGTATGTTTGATTGTTCACCCGAGTTTTATCAACGCGGTGAAGACAAGGTGAGTAAAGCAAGTGAAGCTTATGACTTGTTTTATAAGACCAAGGACTTTGATCCTAAACAGTACTTCATAAGCAAAACCTTATAAATAATTATATATGGCAAGTATTATTAAAGCAAGTATCAACCTTAATGAAATACCAAAAGAAAAGATTTTTGTAGGTAAAAAAGGTAAATACTTACCAATTACAATTACACTAAATGATGAACCAGATCAGTTCGGTAATCAAGGCCCTGTAGTTGTAGAACAAACCAAAGATGAGAGAGATGCTAAAGCGCCTAAGACTTATCTTGGTAACGTAAAAGTAGTTTGGACTAATGGTCAAAACGTTGACACAGCTCCAAGAGATGATAACCAATCAGCTCCAGCCTCTGCTCCGGCTGCCGCTGACGCAGACTTACCATTTTAATAAATGAGTCAAGAGATCAATGGATTTTTGATTGATAAGTACAATCAATACGGCCTAAAAGAAAAAGCAACGCAGGGGATTTGTCCCCTGTGTTCACATACTAGGAAACCTAAGAATCAGAAGTTACAATGTGCTTCGTATGATTGGGAACGTGGTCTCGGTACATGTCACAATTGTGATACTACTTTTCAGCTTCACACATACCAACGTAAAGGTGCCAGTGAAAAGGTATATATAAGACCTAAGACTGAACCTTTAAATGAAGTAGGGACCAAAGTTGAAGAGTGGTTTAAATCACGTGGTATAAGTAAACAAACTCTGGCCGACTTACGTGTAAGTGAAGGCCAAGAGTTTATGCCACAAACCGGTAAGCAAGAAAACACAATACAGTTTAATTACTATATGGGTGATCAGCTTATCAATGTTAAGTATCGTGACGGTAGAAAAAACTTCAAGCTTTATAAAGGCGCTGAAAAAGTATTTTATAACATCAACAGTATTATAGGTTATGAAACTTGTGTTATTGTTGAAGGCGAGATGGATGTACTAGCATTATATGAAGCCGGTGTTAAAAATGTTATTTCAGTTCCTAATGGAGCCACGTTGAATCGTAACAATTTAGATTACTTAGATAATTGTATTGATTACTTTGATGACAAAAATAAAATAATAATCGCTGTTGATGCAGACGAACCTGGTCAAATGTTACAACGAGAGCTTGTTAGACGTCTTGGTGCAGAAGTATGTTACATAATAGATTTTAACGGTAACAAAGACGCTAACGATTTCTTAATAGAACATGGTGCTGAAGCTTTACGTGATGCTGTAAATAAAGCTAGACCAGTACCACTAGAAAATGTATCAACATTAAAAGATATAGAAGATGAACTTAAAGACTTTGTTAAAAATGGATTTAAGCCCGGATTTCAAATCGGACTTAAAAACTTTGATTCTATTTTCAGTACTTACACCGGTCAGTTTATTACTGTTACCGGCATACCTAGCTCTGGGAAGTCTGACTTCGTTGACCAGATGGTTGTGGGATATAACCAACTCTATGGTTGGAAGACTGCGTATGCTAGTCCTGAAAACCAACCAGTCTATCTGCACGCGCACAAGCTCATGAGAAAACACTGGCAAGACATGCCACGTGTAGGTGATATTGGAGGTAATAAATGGGAACAAGTAACAGATCATGTCAATGATAATTACTACTTTATTGACATGGATAAATATAATCTTGATGCTGTGCTACGTAAAGGCGCTGAGCTTGTAAAACGTAAAGGTATTAAATGTTTAGTACTAGACCCGTTTAATAAGATTAGAGATACAAACGCAGCGTCAGATGACGTAAACCGTTACACAATGGATTACTTAGCTAAGATTGAAGCTTTCTGTAAAAAGTATGATGTACTAACTTTTATAGTTGCTCACCCTACTAAAATGTATAAAGGCCAAGATGGTAAAATTGAAGAGCCAACAATGTACAATATTAAAGGTGGTGGTGAATGGTACGATGCTAGTTACCATGGTTTGTTAGTACACAGAGACTATGAGGCTAAAACAACTAAAGTTAAAGTACTTAAAGTTAAGTTTCAAAACCTCGGTGAAAACGGCGCTGAAGCTCATTTCACTTGGGAACCTAAGTCAGGTGCTTTTGTTCCTCACGAAACGGTAGATATGTCTAACGAACCAATGCCCTGGGAATAATGGGTTGGAAAAAGTTTAACAAAGCACCGACTAGAAAACCACCAGACTATACGTGGACTCCTGAACAAAGAGAGATGGTTGGTGTGGTTATTAAGAACGGTGTTAAAATAGGTATATCACCAGACTGGAAACACGAGGCGTGGCACTGGCAAATAGATATTAAAGTTAATAATAGTAAATGGCATACCGATCCCAATAGATATGATGATCGAGATATTTATAATAAAGTAGTAGAATATTATGAATATTATTATGGCAAATACAAACTAAATACGAATAAAGATGGATAATAAATTAAAACAAATAAATAAAAACGTAATTAAACTAACTAAAAATGGTGAGTCAAAAACGTACTTTAAGGTTATACCTGGTGTAGATGATTATAGTATAAAAGACTTAACTAATTTTATTAAATATAAAGGAGAATATTATGCATAAATTTAGAACAGCAAACGACGCGTATGAATACTTACACGACAGGATAATACAAGATGGCGTAGACTTTGCAGGCACTAAAGCCTTGTTTAATGTTGGTGTGTATATTACAGACTCACAAGACAACAAGATAATAAATAAAGAACGTGACTGGAAAATAAGGTATGCAGAAGCTGAATGGCAGTGGTATTTATCTGGTGATCGTAACATAGCTAAACTAGGTGATCTGTATGGTAAAGTTCCAGCTATATGGAAACGTATGGCTGACGAAGATGGTAACGTAAACTCTAACTATGGTTGGCAGTGGAAACGTAACAACCAAATAGATCACGTTGTTAATTTACTTAAGTACAATCCAGATACAAGGCAAGCTGCAATATCAATATATGATTGTAAAGAGTATAAAGAATATACAAACGACACACCTTGCACTTACGCCGTTCAGTTCACAATACTACATGGTAGACTTGACATGTGTGTGACAATGCGTAGTAATGATTTGTGGTATGGTTTTTGTAACGATCAATACTGTTTCTCTAAGCTGCAAAAGATGGTCTCTAACAGACTTAATATTGAACCGGGTGTATATTATCATTTCGCACATAATATGCATCTATATAATGATAAAATATGATGTATTATTTGTACCATGTACCGGGTGTAAAAATAGGTGTAACAACAAATCTTGAAGACAGAGTTGAACGTCAACAAGGTTATTATCCAGATGAGTACGAAGTAATAATGTCTACTACAGATATAGATTTAGTGTCTGAAAAAGAAAGACAATTACAAAAAGCTCTTGGATATAGAGTAGATATGAAATTATATAGTAAATTAAAATGTAATAAAATGAAAATAAATGTAACAGAAATGACTACGACTTTCCCATGTCCAGTCAATAAACTTAAAGGCAGACTTATGGACAATAAAGGTATGTCATGGGAAACAGATTTCGGTAGAGTCTGTATAACAACGAAATCAATTGAGTGGATAATGCAAAACGTTAAACGATCTCAATATACTAATGATAGATGTTATGTATACAATAGGGCTTTTGCTAGATGGTTTGATAACAATAGTGCTTACGAAAACATATTTGACAACGCTAAACAAATGAATGGTGTTGAACATAAAAGAAACGGTACACTAACTGGTGGTCTAGCGCCAACAGGTATTAGACAACAAAAGTACTGTGACGAAAGCTGTTCAGAAGTTAGTATGTTTGAATTAATAAGAGAGTGGGCCGACAAAAGAGGTTTGTATGATAAAGGCGACCCTAAAACTCAAGCGTTAAAACTTGTTGAAGAGGTTGGTGAAACTTGTAGAGCTATATTAAAAGGTAACGATATGGAAGCTATTGATGGTATTGGCGACTGTGTAGTTGTACTAACTAACTTAGCTGAATTACTAGGTGAATCAATTGAAGGTTGTATTGAACAAGCTTACTTTGAGATTAAAGATAGAACTGGTAAAATGGAAAACGGAACATTTAAAAAAGATTAATTATGTCAAGTAGAGAAATATACGATGCCAAGAACGGTATCACATCAAGAAAAGAATATGGATTTAGAGATCCTGTAGTTAGAACTGTGGTTGATAAGTTTGTTAAACGTTCAGATGTTGGCTATGCTAAATATGGTTCAACGTTAGATGATGAACGTAGATTTAAAATGAAAGGTCTTCAAAAGTATTTAAACGATGTACAAGAAGAGCTTATGGATGCTATATTATATATACAAGCAGCCAGAGATGAATTACAAGATTTATCTGAAGAAGCTTTAATTGACAAGATTAAGTACGATGAAGAAGAAATTTAAACGTAAGCGTGGTCCTGTCAGAAGTAAGAAAGTTACTTTTGACGGGGTTACATTTGCCTCTGGTTTAGAGAAGTATATGTATCAAGCATTAAAGAAAAATAAAATACGAGCAGTATACGAAGGAGAAACATTTGTACTGCAAGATGGATTTATGTTTGATAATGAAAGTTATGAAAGACAAAGTAATGGTAAGGGTGATATGGTTAATAGAGGTAGTAAAAAAATATTAAACATAAAGTACACGCCTGATTTTGTATCTGACTCGTTTATAATTGAATGTAAAGGTAGAGCAAACGAAAGTTTTCCAATGCGTTGGAAAATGTTTAAAAAGTATGTAAAAGAAAACTTACCATATGTAACTTTATATAAACCTCAGAACCAAAAGGAATGTGACAAAGTAGTAGAATTAATAATTAAAAAAAGAAAAGATGAAAAATAAAAATTGGGAATTAAGTTTTGGATTTTATCCTGGTATATTAACAGGGTTTAGGTCTTATGAAGAAGAAGTTAAAACTAATCATGTGTTATACTTACCGTTTATAGACGCGTGTTTAACTATTTATAAATAATGAATATAAACAATAATATACTCTCAGATATTACCGTGCATATGAAGTACGCTAAGTATATTCCTGAGTTACAACGTAGAGAAACTTGGGAAGAGTTAGTTGATCGTAACAAGCAAATGCACATAAGAAAATATCCGAGTTTAAAAAATGATATAGAAACTTATTATAAATATGTATATGAAAAGAAAGTCCTCCCGTCAATGCGATCGCTGCAATTCGGTGGTAAGCCTATTGAAATTAGTCCTAATAGACTTTATAATTGTGCCTACCTTCCTGTTGATCATATTGATGCTTTTAGTGAAGTTATGTTTTTATTGTTATCAGGTTGTGGTGTAGGTTATTCAGTGCAGCTACACAATATAAAAAAGCTACCAGAGGTAATCAAGCCTCATGCTGTAAGAAAACGTAGGTTTGTTATTGGCGATAGTATTGAAGGTTGGTCTGATGCTATTAAAGTGCTAATTAAATCTTATATGGGTAGCAAACGTTCGTCTAAAATAAAGTTTGATTACTCAGATATAAGACCTAAAGGTGCTAGGCTAGTTACATCAGGTGGTAAAGCACCAGGACCTCAACCACTAAGAGAGTGTTTAGTAAAAATTAAAGGTATATTAGATGCAAAACAAGATGGAGATAAACTCAAAAGTATTGAAGTTCATGACATCGTTTGTCATATCGCAGATGCCGTACTCGCTGGCGGTATACGTAGAGCTGCTCTTATATCGTTATTTTCCGCGTATGATGAGGAGATGATAGCTTGTAAATCAGGTCAATGGTGGGAAACAAATCCACAAAGAGGTAGAGCTAATAACTCAGCGGTACTTATGAGACATAAAATAACAAAAGAGTTTTTTATGGACTTGTGGAAACGTATAGAGCTATCTGGTTCTGGTGAGCCTGGTATATATTTTAATAACGATAAAGACTGGGGAACTAATCCATGCTGTGAAATAGCATTAAGACCTTTTCAGTTTTGTAACTTATGTGAAGTAAACGTATCTGATGTAGACACGCAAGAGGAATTAAACGATAGAGTTGCCGCTGCTGCTTTTATAGGTACGTTACAAGCTGGTTATACAGAGTTTCATTATCTTAGAGAAGTTTGGCAAGAGACAACAGAGAGAGATGCGTTGATTGGTGTTTCAATGACAGGTATTGGTAGCGGTAAAGTTTTAAACTTAGACTTAAACCAAGCTGCAGATCAAGTTAAAATGATGAATAGAATAGTAGCTAAGACTATTGGTATTAATCCTGCGGCTCGCACGACGTGTGTTAAACCTGCAGGGACAACATCTCTGGTGCTCGGTACGTCTTCGGGTATTCATGCATGGCATAACAAATATTATATTCGTAGGATGCGCGTAGGTAAAAACGAAGCTATTTATAGTTACCTTGCTATGCACCATCCAGAGTTAGTACAAGATGAATACTTTAGACCTCATGATACTGCTGTTATAGAAATACCACAAGCCGCACCTAAAGGTTCTATTATAAGAACAGAGTCTGCTTTTGATTTATTAGAACGTGTTAAAAAAGTAGCTACAGAGTGGGTTGCAACAGGACATAAGTCTGGTAGTAACACACATAATGTTTCAGCTACAATAAGTTTGAAAGATAAAGACTGGGAACCAGCAGGTGAGTGGATGTGGGAAAACAGAAACAACTATAATGGTTTGTCTGTTTTACCTTACGACGGAGGTACATATACTCAGGCTCCATTTGAAGATATAACTAAAGCTAAGTATGATGAAATGACAAAGCTACTTCAGGATATAGACTTAACTAAAGTAGTAGAGTTAAATGATAATACAGATCTATCAGGCGAACTGGCTTGTGCCGGTGGATCTTGTGAAGTAACAAGCCTATAACTTAAATTAAATTAAATGTACGGAGAAAACGAAGTAATAAAACTATTACAACAAATGGGTAATGAGCTTAACAGTGTTGAAGTTGATGCTGAAAAGTTTGTAGAAGGTAATAACTCAGCTGGAACTAGACTTAGAAAAGCTATGCAAAATATTAAGAACATAGCTCAACAAGTCAGGGTTGAGGTTCAGAACCAAAAAAATTCAGTACTAAATTAAAAAAAGGGGCGTAAGCCCCTTTTCTTTTATTCAAAGAATACCATGTATTCAATAATTGTTTCAGTAGAATCGCTCATGGTAAGCGTAATGTCTTCTCCAGAGTTTGCGTCCCATGGAATTAACATCCAATCACCTCCATATAACCTACCAATATAAATTGGTGTTCCACTTGAATCTCCAATACCTATTAACCCATATTTATCTGTAGCGGTACTAGTGTTCTTAATGTATACTTTAGCTGATTTAGCCGCTGTTACATCTGTGTTTGCTACTGTAATCAAGTCTGCTAAACTAGCGCTAGCTACTTTCTTTCTAGCTAATCCAGTTGTTTCTGTTAAACCAGTCTCAGTTCCTGCTGTAGTAAGCGTCATCGTATTAGAAATAGATAATGCGTTATCAGCTATGTCTGTACTAGTTAATGTTATTTGTGCTGTTGTTGTCGCCATTTTTATTTATTTTTTTTTATATTAATACTATGATGCTACTAGTGTTTTACCTTCGTGAATTAAAGCGAACTCAACTACTTGTGCAGCACCAATAGCTTCTACACCCACATCTTGAGTTGCTGCCGCCGCTTCTAGTGGAAAGAAAGCCCAGTCACCAGCATATAATCTACCAATGTTTAAAGAAGCTATATAAATATCTACATATTTAGTAGCGTCAGTACCTTTGTTAGCTATATATATTTTGTTAGCTTTGTTTGCCCCTGCAGAAGTAGCGTCTATCATATCATAAACATCACCAGTTGGAACTTCTAATCTTTCGTATTGGATACTGTCCAATCCCGTTGTCGTACCTGCTTTGTACAATGTTGACGTAGCCGACAGCGATAATGAGTCTGTCAGCAAGTCAGTACTTGTTAGCGTTAAAGTCGCTGTCGTTGTTGCCATAATTTTGTTTTTTAATTAATTAATTGTTATTTGTTTTTTAAATACTCTTCAATATCTTTTATATATCTAGTCCTGCCATTTTTCTTAATAGCAATAACCTCTTGTTTTCTATTAGGCCTATGTGATACCCAGCTAATATGAACCCAATTAGGATTACCGTCAGGATATTCAGTACCAAACTCCCAAACCATTTGATCAAAATCTAAATTATCTTTTATATAATGATACATCTCTGCATTTGTCTTATGACCAAAGGTATCGTCCATATCTATAGCTTGACCCTTCATGTGTTGTGAACGTTTCTCACCGCCTATAGCAGTGTTAACAGGCTCGCCTCTAAAAAAGCTATTTATTTTTATTGGTCCACCAACCCACTCTCTTAATGGTTCAAACAAATTTTCCGCAACCTCTTTCATGCATTTTAATTGCTCTTCATTAGGAGTGTTGTCTAAATTTAATCTTTCACCTGTTCTACTATATGTACCTTCTTTCCAACTTACGTGTTTACTTATTCTTTCCATATTATTTATTTTTCCAGCTACCATCAGCAAATTCTTTTGCTTCTTGTTCTGTGTTAAATTGATATATTTCTTTTCTCTTTATAGCTTCTCTAAAAGCATCATCTGGTTGCTGCCATGTACCATCGTCATCTTGAAACAAAGTAGGATAAGCTACAAACTTACCATCAGATTCTCCATAAGCCATTAGATGTGTAGACGGTTTTTGTCCTTCGTACATTGGTTTGTCTGAAAACTTCTTATCACCAACGTAAACATCACCTTGTCTAGTCTTTGGTTTTTGAGCAAATGGGCTCCATCCTTTCATTTTAAAAGCCATTAACACTCACAATTATTACAACACATTTTACACCAACCAAAACATACTAATCCAAACGTTATTGCTTGAAACCATTTACAAAATCTACCTTTCATAATTTATCTTATTATATAATTAATACCCATTTTAAAATCGTACCACTCTCTGTTCCAGTACTTATTGTATTTACCTTCCGCAAATACACCTAATCTTTTATTTATCTTTTGTCCAAATATCAAGCCGCCTGAGTAATCTAACCATTGACCATCAATATAGTTGTGGTAACTAAACTCATCTTTATCGTTGTAGTGATATGGCATTAAGTTAGCCCACGTATGAACCCAAACACTTTTATTATAATAATAGTAATCTAAACCTACTACCAACGAGTGTTGTAATTTGTTATCTAACTCATTACGCTTCTTTTCAACGTAGTTAGCTAATACTTCTGGTATTACAATTTGTTCCCATACATCTGATGAAAAAGCTACCACGTCGCCATCTGGATTATAATACATGTCATGATAAACATCTACGTTATATCCTTCCTGTAAAGCTAGATACGTGTAGTGTATATTACCATTATCTAACTTCCAGCTAGCAAGTGGATCGTAACCATAAGGCTCAGATAATCTTTGTACGGCTCCAATATTAAAACTTATTTTACCAATATCACACCTGTACCTTTGTGACGTCTCAAAATACTCTATATCTGCAAAACCATCTACTAAGTACTCTGCTTTAGCTATCCAGTCGTCAGCTACATATCTTACAAAGTGGTGTTGATCTAAATACTCTACACCTTCTTGTCTTTTGTAATCTACTTGAAACAAAAACTCTGTACCATTTCTTTTGCCTATTGTAGCAGCATCACTATAATTAGATTCAGTACCATCATAAAATGTATTAGCTCTGTTTTCATAACCAAATCTAGCTATTTTACGTATACCTAAAGTTAAGTTGTAATCATAAGGCGTTTGTATTGTTTCAATACCTAAACCATCTGTAACACTATAAGTTTCTACGTCTGATATAGAAGTACCACCATTAACAGCAGCATAAAATGTAGAAAACTTAAATATGTTTTTTATATTATCTTGCCCACAACATTTTTTAGGTGCAACACAAGACGTTAGAAAAACTAATATAACTAATAGTACTTTTTTCATTTTATAAATTTCTTTTCAACTGTTCCGTCTTTATATATAAAGAACAATAGTTTGTTTTTCTCTATTCTTGCAGGTCTACCTAATATATCTGTTATCATTATTAACTGTGATATACGTTGCGGTATTGGTCCCACCCAAGTTCCTTCGCAGTAATCATAAGTTAATTGACATATACTATCCCAGTCGTTTGTACAACAGTATTCATCAACATCTATAACCCAAGCATAACAAGGATCATTTAACCAATATGGTTCACCTGGTCCAGTTATACACTCAGCTGAAAATAAACAAGTGTCAGGCACGTTTGCTAGTTCTTCATAGTTCCACGCATCTTGATCCATACATCCAACAACCACTTCAATACAAGAATTATTATCTGTATTAGCGTCAGGATTATAATTAATAGCAAGACTGTCGGTACACCCATAAATAAAAGGCACGCAACTAAAATCCTCTGTGTTTGCCGATGCTTCGTAATTGTACATACTCGGATCAGTACAACCATAAATATAAGGTACGCAAGTATCATTTGCATTAGCAAGTGGGTTAAAGTTAAACATTATTGAGTCCATACAACCGTAAACAAACGGCTCACAACTACCGTCGTCTGTATTAGCTAAGCTATCATAGTTAAACATTGTCGGGTCTGTACATCCGTATATATAAGGTATACACGTATCAGGTGTGTTTGCTAGCGGATTATAATTTAAAGCTAGACTTTCCATACAACCTATGATAACTGGTAAACAACCACCATTGTCTACGTTAGCAGTAGAGTCGTAATTAAACGAAGCCGTATCTGTACATCCAAACACAGCTAATGTGTTACAGCTATCCTGTATATTAAAATCTGTATAAACCCCGTTAGATGTATCGATATGATACTCTAGATACGCAGGAGACATACAACCGGGTACATAATAACAAGGTAGTGGTGTGTTTGCAGTACTATCGTAGTTAAACGCCATGTTATCCATACAGCCCTCAACTATTTCAATACACTCATTACCACAATAAGTTATGCCACCATACACAAAAAACGGCTGCATAAATGGAGGCTTGACACTTATAACAGTATCACCCATAGGATTTATTAAAGTAAACCCACATTCAGGCGCTGTTTGCGAAGCTTGTTGATTAATAAAAAACTTAGCTCTTACTAGCTTAGGTGCTTTTAATTGTAGAGTGTAAGTTTGATTAAAACCAGAAGTCATTACAAACTGTGATGTGTCGTCTTGATAAATCTCTAATCTACTACCAACCCAACCATTACCCGCAAGATCATGCAGTATGAGAGTGTAATCGCAACTGTCTATGTAATCCATAGTGTTTGCAGTTGAGTCGTAGTTAAACATTGTACTATCAGTACAACCATATATTTTTAAAGTAGCACAGCTACTGTCACTTACTGTGGCTGCTGGATTAAATTCAATATAATTGTTGTCCATACAGCCCGGCACTGGCGGTGGTGGTGTACAAGTATCAGAGGTAAATACATGTGTGGAGTCTGTCCCAAAATTAGGTGTGGTACCAAACACCAAGGTATCGCCACATTGCATTACATAATACGAACCATCGTTTCCACCCCACTGGCTTCCAGCTAAACCATCTCCGTACGTATCAAATATCGTAAACCTTAAAACACCTGTAGGTAGGCAAACTGGAATATGTTGTGGTTGGTAATCAGGAGCGTTTGGATATGGGCCTCCTGCTGCTAATAAATTACCCATTGTATCTGTTATTTCCCAACTAGTTTCACTAGTAAATTGATCTAAGTTTATATTTACCATAGCTGGCACGCATTGACCTGGTGGAGGTGGTTGTGGCATACATTGTGGTACAACTCTATTGTGTATTAAACCACTAGTAAAAGTACTAACAGGATAATCAACTACAGTGTCACCACATATAGTAACATAATACTCACCGTTTATAATACCGTCACCATAACTATCGTATATAACAAACGATATATTTTGTATACTATCAATATACAAAGTATCTCTATGCATAAAGTTAGGCTGTGTATAATGACCGTAGTCAACATAATCTATAGTGTCACCTTGATAAACAGAGTCGTATAATATCCATCTAGTTTCACTAGGATAACCATCTGTTTTTATATGTATAACAACTTCTTTCTGTGCAAATACCAGTGTTGGTAATAATGCTAGTAATAAAAATCTAATCATGCTTCTCCACATTTTTTACTTGGGTTACCAACTTGTACCCAGTTTTCTTTTTCAAACCAGTCTTTTAGTGTAGCTCCTTTTTTACGAGCACCTTTTACATTAGTACTCGATGGTCTTTTGTACTCACCTTTAGAACCAGCTTTGCTTTTAGCGCTAGCTAACGACTTTCTTTTAGACTCACTCATTGCGTTTACTTTTGCTTTGGGTAAACATACTTTTTTAGTACCACCACCTTTCTGTTGTTTTAAAGGTCTACCTTCTGCGTCTGTAAAAGGTTTTTCTGGAAATCTATTATGATAAGCTTCGTGTTGACTTTCACCTTCTCTACCTGGTTTAAAATTATTGTGAGGTCTTTCTTTCTCACTAACAACCTTACCTTTTTCTATTTTAACCTCGTAACCCATAGTTTTATTAGGTGAGCTCTTAGATTGTTTCAAATGAAAGTCTTCGTGCTTTGCTGACATAGTGTCTGGGTTGTGACCGTTTCTTCCACGCTGAAAGTCTTCGAGTGAACCATGTTTAGTAGGTGAAGATTTACGACAACTACCCTTTGCGCCTGGCCTTGTACCAGGTACACGTTCATAACCTTTCCAACAAGGAAGAGGACTGTTAGCTTTAAACTTAGATTTAATATCGTAAGCCATTACTTTTTACTTTTACCATAGTTAGCAGCGCCAACTTTTCTACACTGTACAAGTCTACCTGAGGCATAAGCACTAGGCCACACATCGGCACTTGCTTTTACTTTATGATAGCATGCATCTTTCTTACCTTTAACAGGTGATGCAAATGCTTTTAATGGTGCGTTTCTCATATCTTATTTTTTATATAGTTGTACATATTACTTAACAGTTCCATCTTCTTCTTGCTGCTTTACCTCTTTCACTAGTCCAGCTTTTTGATCTAGCACAAAACGATTTTCTACGTTTAGCCGCCTTGCTACCTGGTTTTAACTTTGAAGGTTTGGTTGTTACTGCTGTTTTTAATTTACTATCTGGGTTATTACGTTTGTATGCAGCTACTCCTCTTGGACTCATACCTCCTCCAGCTGCCGCGCCTGTAGCGCCTTTGTCTTCTGAAACTGGATTAAAATTTTTACCTTTACCTATAGTTCTAGGTGGATCTGCTTTTGCAAAAGGAGAATTAAACTTTGCTTTTATTTGTACAGCAAGAGGAGCGTAACGTCTACCACACTGTGTTTTAACAAAAGGATTATTTGGTTGTTTGTAAGCCATGATTAAAAATCTTCCATTAATATCTCGTCAACTTCTTCCTGTACTTCTTTTCTTGTTACAGCCATAGTAAAACTAAGATCTGCTTGATAACGTTTTACTTCTTCACCGTTGAAAACTATAATTGTAGGTACTACAACTATATTATATTTCTTTTGCCAATCACCTTCGTCTATATTTATTCTTTGAACTCCACAATCATTTAACTTATCTAACCAGTCTACACTATTAGCTTTGTTCCAACCAGCATTAAACTCAACTACACATACATCTGTCTTGCAAATGTTTTGGCTATTAGCACTTACAAATAAAAACATTAATACTATTAATATAATTTTTTTCATTATTCGTAAAGTTTTTCTTCTATTTTTTCAATAGACTTTTTAATTTCTTTAACGTCGTCCTGTGTAGTCATGATAGTTTGTCGTATCATTTGATCCTTCATGTCAAACTCCATACGTGTAACCTCAGGGTCTGGTGGTGCTGGTAACTCTTTTGCTTCAGCAATGTCTGCCTGCAAAGTAAACCACATACCTACTAATGTAGCTATTAAAGCAGCTATACCACCTAGTGTCTTAATGCTTATTTGAAAGCTAGTATCTTCGTTTAATTCTTTTGCCATTTTTTAAGTGTACTTTATTTTTATAAGATTACTTGTTTTTCGCTATTTTTAATCGTGATAATAACACAAACCACTTTTAGCCTTAGTTTTCATTTTGCATCTCTCACCATCAGACTTAATCTTACTACATTGAACTTGTTTCGTGCCTTGCTCTACTTTAGCATGTACAGTACAGTATCCTCCTGACTCTGCTTTGTTTCTACATCTAGTTCCTTTCTTACTTATAGCGATACAAACACCGTCTTTTTTCTTTTTATTTTCTTCTTCTTTTACTTTATCTTCTTCTTCTTTTTTTCTTTTGTTTTCCTCTTTCTTTTTTTCTCTTTTTTCTTTTTTCTCTATCTGTTTCTTTTCTTTTATTTCGTTTTCAACAGCTATTATATCTTGATCTTCAATACCTAAATCCCAAGTATTCCAACCCATTAACAAAGCAAATCTTTCCATATTAGATATGTCTTCAGTAAGAGCAGCATCTATGTTGTCCATTTTTTTAACCAACCTGTCTAATGGTATATTAGTTATACCAGAAACAAGATTTGCTATAGCAGACCATCTAGGATTATCTATATCCAACATACTCATTTCTTTAATAACATCTTTGTTAAACTTTTCAGTTTGTATACTTGAGTATACTTTTCTTAACTTACTACCAACAGTAGGAGAAAAACCTACTAACTTAAGTATTGTATATGTATGGTCAGAGTTCCACTTTTTATTATTTTGTTTGTTATATTCTAGTATAGTATTCTTAATAGTCATAACAGCATTACCTCCAAAACCTAAACCACCAAGAATAGAATCAACCATTGAATTTGCAATTCTAACATGTTCATTTGTTTTCTTATCTTCTTCTTCATCATCTCCAATAAGAGCACCTAGCGCTGCTTGTAGCCCGTTAAATATTAAGTTTTGTATACCACCATAATATATAATTTTACCAACGTTTGTTTTGTAATCACCTCTACCGTTTACTAAATCTAAATAAGCTCTCTTCATTAATCTAGCATACTGCATAGGTGTATTTTTAAAAGCTAGTATATATCTACCTAGCGGTGAAGCTTGTTGTTGTGAAATCATATCAGGTCTTGAAGACTGTTGTGACTCCTCAGTTACTTCTTGAAAATCTTGAAAAGCTTTTGTTTCAGCCTCGGTTTGTGTATAACCTTGTTTAACATAACTGTTAACTCTGTTTCTAAAAAACGTAGCACCACCAGAAGCAATAGCAAAACTATCTGCTATTTGTGTAGGTAAAAATCCTTTTGTTAGTAACCAGTTCAACATAGCTTTAACTCTGTTAGCCACACCAACACCACCTACAGCTTGAGCAAGTTCAGCTTCATTAATACCCCTTTGGTTACCAGCACGTCTTTGCTTTAACATATCAGAGTTAAATATCATTGAAAAGTCTTTTAAAAACTGTGGGAAGTTAGCTAATGCTAAACCAGCTTTTAAAGGATTATTGTCTGACCAGTTTAAATAGTTAACAGAAGATATAGTTTGTAGTAAAGCTGACCTCATGTTAAAGAACATGATTGCACCAACTGATTGGTTAGCCCAATTGTTAAAAGCGTTTACAAGTCTATTGTTACCTTTGTTTCTTTTAGTACCATACTCCATACGGTACAATATATCTTCAAGAGCCTCTCTAAAATTAGAACCATATATAGCTTCTATTTTATTCATATTAGGACCAACAAGTCTATCACCTTGCCACTCGCCAAATATTTTTTCTCTATTTTGTTTAAACTCCTGTAGATGTAAATCTCTGTTTATCTCGTTTGTAATTTTGTTTAAATCACTTTGTATGTTTTCTACTAACCAAAACTCTCCAGGTTCTATATAACCATCGTTTTGATTTGTTATTATACCTAGTGAATTAGCAAAGGCTAAAGCCTCTGCGTCTGCTTCCATTTCTTTTACTATATTGTTTAAATCTCTTTGTGATAAACCAGGTATTTCAAAACCAGCCTTGTTCCAATTGTAAACTCTTATCATTTGTCCCAACGTAAAGTTGTTGTATATAACCTCGTTTAAATCTGCCTTTACATCAGGAAACTGTTTTAATAATTGTCTATACTCGTTTTGTATTTTTTGTTTTTGAATATCAATAGAAGTTGTTGCTCTACCAAAAGGATCAAACAGAGCCTTTTTAAAGAAAGCCATTTGTTGTTCACCAACTTTACCCTTAGATAAAAATCTATATATTAAACCTTTAAAATCTTCGGCTGATGGTGGAACAAAGAAAGCGTACTTACCTTTTTTACTACCTCTAACTTTTGCTTGTGCATCAGAAAATCTAGACTCAGCCTTTACGCCTTTAGTTTGTTCTAAGATTCTATTAAAATCAAGATCCATTTCTTGTTGCGCAGCTTTATTTATTATGTTACTAAACTCAGATTTAATTCTTTTACTAAATTTAATTTTAGCTTGAACAGATTTACCTTTAATATCTAGCTGATCCATTATGTCTTTAACAGCGTCAACATTAGGCATAGCATCGTCTACAAAATACATGTCATTATAACCCTCAGAATACTTTTGAGCCATCCATAAAGCTTTAGCCTCACCAGTACTGTTACCTAATCCTGTAATATTTTCTAATGGTATGTTTATATCTTTTGACTTTAACCATTCGTGTATGTGCGGAGCTGCATCAGCTGGTCTAGCTGTTAAAACGTAGTTGTTTTCAGGTCCAAACTTTTTTATTCTATTTCTAAGTTTCTGTAATAACGGCCCCTCAACACCACCTTTAACAAATGTAAAATCACTAAAATCAAAACTATAACCTTGCTCCGCATACTTAGGTCCTTGTATAGGCCATTGTCCACTACTTATTTCTACTTTGTCACCTGTCTCTGGGTTAGTAGCAACAATAATGTTTTCACCTTTATCAATTAATGTTTCATCAAAGTCAAATACAGAAGCACCTCTTGATGGCGTATTTTCGTTTATAGCATTAGCATTGTTAACAGCTTTGCTAAACATTATAGATTCACTACGTTGAGTATTTAATATTTCTTTAGTTTTACTTATGTGAGCAGTAGGCTCTAATTCTACTCCAGTGTCAATATCTATTAAACTATCTAGATGTTCCATCTTCTGCTCTGTATCAACGTTATAGTATCTCATCCACTCTGGCATAGTCATTGTTTGTCCTGTGGCTAAAGATTCTCTTAATCCAACTGCATTTATAGCTTTTTTATCCATAGCTTCAGGTATAATAGCTATGTTATACCTTGAAAAGAAATCAGGAACCTGCACGTCTGTTACACCGTTGCCATTTATATGTTGGTTAAACAAATGTATAATCATACCAACTCTAGGTTGCATGTGTTCGTACACGGCGCCTGTGTTTTTCAAATAATCTTGTATTTCTTTTTTGGTCATTTCTTGATAACCATCAGGCAATAAGCTTTTAGCTATATACTTAGGCATAGCTGCTCTTGCTAAAGTAGGTTTCATATTAGAAAGCAACGTAGCCATGTGAACCTGTAATTCTCTTTCCGACATCCTACCTTCTTTGTATTCTTTAGCTACAAACCTAACAAAATTGTTTAATTCTAACTGTGCATTTAAAGCGTCTTGTTTTCTTTCTAAAACTTTGTTTTTATCAAAAATAAAATCTGCTATTAAACTTGGTCCTGACTGAGGATAATTTTTAAATCTTTGTTGTTGTATAGCTGTGCCTGGTAAATTAGGATCAAGCTTTGTAAATACAGAGCTTTTTCTTTTGCTAACATCTTTTTGACTTAATTTTTCTGATCTTTTACTTCTAGTATCTGTAGATAATAAATTATCAAAACTTCTAGTTATATTACTATTAGAGTCATAAGTTGCTGTTTTAATATCTATTTCAGTTTTACCATCTTTAGCAACCTTGATAGCAAAGTTTAAACCTGGTATTTTAGAAGCTACGTTTAAAACAAAGTCAGGCGTAGCAGCAAACAATTGTTGTCTACCATCCCAAACTTTACCAGCCGTAACGTGCTGGTCCATTTGTTCTGATAACATTTTTATTATCTGCCCACCAATAACAGCGTCACCTTGTCCAGCATATTCTTTTTTAATTTCATCTACTCTAGTATCAATATAGGTTTTGATTCTAGCTCTAGACACGTTCATTAAATCTGTATCATTACCTAAACTTGCCGTAGTTACTCCTGCTCCTACAAAGCTAGATATTTTGGTGTTAGCGTCTTGCTTGGATGTATACAGAGCTTCTACTATAGCACCTTGCTGTTCCACACTATAACTTCCATCCTTGTTAAGCTTGGGTGTTCTGTTTTTAATTTTACCTTCAATCTCAACGCTGTATTTTAAGGACTTAGAAGAAACAACATCATAAATACTATCAGCTAATTCATTTATTTCCGACTGTGTAAATACGTCTCTATAAACATCAGTTACCATTTCTTTTATAGATCGTCTAGATAAATCTTCATTAACAATATCACCTTGTTTGTTTCTAAGTGGAACAGCGTTGTTAGCAGATATGGTACCAGCTAATTGTTCTACTCTGTTCCAAAATATATTTCTTTTTTGTTCGTTTAGTCTTGCATCAAAAGCGCCTAATCTTTTGTAGTTAGGTATTTTATCAGCATTTTTTAAATTAGGTATATTATTTCTTTTACTAAACATAACAGCAGACTTACCATCTCCAACTAGTGCTATGTCACTAAATGGATCAGTAGATTTTTCTATAGCATTTTGTCTTATTGCCTGATTAGAAGCTATTGTTGCCGATTGCACTATTAAAGCTCTTATTGCTCCATCTGATTTTGTACCTGGCTTATTAAAAAACTCTATAAACTCTTGTGTCGTTATGTTGTCTCTTTTTGTTTGTCTCTTTTTACCCTTAGCACTACCACTTTCAGCCATTGATATTCTTTCGCCTTCAACGTAAAATTCTTTTAAAACAGTATTAGCAACACCTGTCGCATCACCACTTCTGTTTTCTCCTTCAGGTAACATATCTATTAACTGTTGTGTATTTTCTTTTATAAAATCTCTAGCAAGTTCTCTTTGCGTGGCTGTTAAATCTTGTTCTTTTATTATACGTAATGGGTCAACACCGAACAAATTACTAGTTGATTGAAGAGCGCCATATAAAGGACCAGTAGGTTTACGCTTTGACTTTGGTTTACCACCATCATGCTGTACTAGCATTTTCTTTGTACCGTTGTATGTAAGTCCTTTTAAGTTTATACCAGAGTCTTGTACTATATTATCTATTTTTGTTTTAGTAACTTTTGCATTTACACTTTCTAAAAATACTACATCAGTTTGATTTTTATCAACTCTAACATTAGAACCTGGTATTATAATTTCATTTTCAAAAGCTTGTACATCAGTATCTACATCTGCTTCAAACTGAGTACCTATTGTTTCGCCGGTATCAGTTCTTACACCTACGTCAGCAGAAGTAGTTTGTAATTGTTTTTTATAATCAACCATTACATCACCTTTTGCTCTGTAAATAATTGATTGCCCAGCACCACCTGAGACACCAGTTAACCAACCAAACAAACTATCGTTTTTAGCTGGGTCAAAGTTCTTTAATAATCTCTCACCTAGTTTATCTTTTACGTTTCTAGTAAACTCACCTATAGCTTGAGGCGTATTTATGCCCTGTGCCATAATACCAGCTTGAATTAAACCATCTAGCTTTTTAGTATTTGTTATTAAATTATAAGCTTCACCACCATCTATAGAATTTATAAATTCATTTTGAGTTTTATATTTTGGTGTGCCGTCTGCGTTCTTAACAAGAGAGTCTATCTCTGACATTAAGTCAGGTTGGCTTTTTATTACTTGTTCTACGTTTTTAGAAAACATAGCTTGATTGTTTCTTTCGGCTGCATTTTCTCTATACTTTTTTCTTAGGTCTCTATAACGTTGTTGTTTCTCTATAAGCTTACCAGAAGCACCATGAATAAACATGTTTGTTAAAGCTTTGTTCTGCTTGTTGTTTTTCATAGAGTAAGTATAATCTTTTAAGAAGTTTATTATGTCTTGATCTGTATCAAACTCTATAGCAGCTCCTTGATGATTATAACCATATCTACGGAAAAAGTTTTTAAACCCTCCTAAAGCAGTCTTAGGTAGCTTAATATCACCATCACTAATAGCTTGTGATAAAACTGTCATTATCTCCTCTCCTCTTGTGCCGTCTTGTGCGTATGAATTTATTTTGTTCATAACACCTTCTGGTACCTTAACACCTTTTTGTTCTAATGTATTTAAAATAGTATTAGTTAAAGCGTTTTGAGTTCTCATATCTCCTTTTAACGTAGAGTACAACATACCATGCATGAACTCGTGAGCAGCTATAGAAAACTCTCCACCATCGTGAGCGGCATTTTTATTTATAAATATTTCTTGACCTATGTAATTCCCATCGTTATCGTACTTAGGAACAAACGAACCATAATTACTTGAGTCGTTCATTATTTGGTTGTACTGGTTTATATCCATACCTACGTCAACACCACTTTCTAAAACTTTTAAATTACTTTCAATTGCAGATCTTTCTTTGTTTGTTAAATTAGGATCGTTTAATTGGTTTTTAAACTCTTTAATTTTACCCTTTCTAGTATTTTCTTTCATTATAATTCTAGTCGGGTTTCCGTTAGCATCACTTTCAGTAACTGTATAACCTCCGTTTTCTATTTGCCACTGCGTAAAAGTTCCATCGTTACCTTCTTGGATGTTTATATTTATACTAGCGCCAGAAGCATCGCTTATTTCTTTAGCTCTTTGCCTCATACTATTCATGGTTTTTTCATAAGTAGTATTTATAAAGTTTACATCATACTTGTCTAATATTTGTTGCTTTTGACTATCGATACGTTTAAATTGGTTTTCTAAATCTTTGTACTGTTGGTTAGCTTGCTCTTGCGTTATTTCGCCGCTGTCAAGTTTCTTTTGTAAATCATTAACTTCTTTTTTTAATCTATTTGTGTTTTTATGTACTTCTATAAGTTTACCTTTTTCAAACTCAGTCATAGCATCAACTCTCTTAACATCCAGCTCCATGACTCTCATAGACTCTTCTTTCAAGTCTTTGTATTCGTTAATAAGCTCTTGTTCTTTAGCTGGGTTATTGTTGTATAAATGTATCTCTTGTAACAACTGGTCCATACGCGCTGTGTTTCTATCTAGTATACTTTGAGTATTAACTGATCTAAAAGGAGCGGCCATGTGATTAAACACTACTGGAGTATTAATAGCTTGAGACATTATAGTTCCACTTACGAAAGCTTGATCAACGTTGTCAAATATACTAACATCTTCACCGTTGAATATATCTACTAAATTTTCAGACATAGTAGCTAAAGATTCAGATACACCCTCTTGAAGTCTATCGTACCCGGCGGCAAGCATTAATTTAGGATTAAACACAGTGTTCATCATGTGTTTAGTATAACCTCCTATAAACTCTTTATTAAAACCTCTTTTAACACCTTTAGCTCCTGCTTCAATTAGCTCTAAGTTAGATCTTTTTAATGCTTTTGAAACATTTTTAAGCTGTCCTATTGTTACTCTTTCAGATAAGGCTTCAGCCAAACCAACTGCAGTACTACTAAGTATCATGTTACCAAAGCTATAATCTTTTCCATATAAACCTCCAGTCTGAAGGTATAAGTCTCTTTGTTCTTCCATACCAGAAAACTTTGAGCCCGCAGCGCTAGCAGTTAATAAAGCAGATTGAGTTAATGCAGAAGAACCACCACTAGCTATAATCATAGCAAGCTGTGGAGCTTGACTAGCCAACATAGTAGATGTCCATTTACCAAAATCTCCCCACCCATCTATATCACCAAAAGCAGTTGGATCAGCAACGTTCATTATATTAGACTCTTGAAACTTATCAATAGCATCGTGGAGTTTTTGTGGTAAAGATCTAGTAGTAGGATCATCGTCAAATCTACTATTTGTCATCGCGTCACCTACTTTTTCAACACCTCGTAAACCACTTGTAACGGTTGGTGAGTTTATAAAACCACCTATAGCAGAGTCAGGATTTGCCGCGCCATAATCTAGTAAAGTTCTAGCAAACTCTCTATTAACAAGACCAGGTAGGTTGGCAACAACTTCTACGGCAGTACCTAAAGATTGAAGTAAATCAGCACCAGCATCACCAAGCGCTTCTACCGTCATAGTACCCCATTGATAATTTTGATTAAGATACTTAGATATTTCCTCAAAATCCTCTCTGTCTTCTATAACATCAACAAACTCTCTTTGTAAAGTTTTAGCAGCTATAACAGATTGCTCCATTTCAAACTTCGCATCGTTATAATCTTTGATTTTTGAATTATAAGTATTTTGTAATGTCTCTATTTTATCTTGAGCCGCGTCAACTTCTTGTTGTGTAGTATATTTTTTATTACGTATTTCTTCTATTTGAGCTTTTATATCGTTGTTCTCAAACCACTTTAATGTTTCTTTTAATTTTGTGTCAGAAACAGTTATAGACTCTTCAATAGCGGATTTTTCGTTTAATAATTTTTTAGATTTTTCTTGTAACGCGTCAAACTCTTTTGTAGCTGCCTCACCAGACATTAATTGAGAAACACCTCTAGAAAACGCATTACCATCTTGATCCTCAACATAATCCTTAATATTTTTCCGTATATCACTAGCCTTAATGGTTGCTGCTGATGTTTCTATAATATTTTTATAAATGTCACTTTCAAGCATAACCTCTTCGTTCTCAGGTTTAGATAAATTCTGCCATTCTTGCTCGGCTACACTTTGAATTTCTTTTACACTTCCGTAATGCTCTGGGTTTTTTTGATCAAACTCAACGCCTGGATTTTCTTTTTGCCATTGAGATATAGCATAGTTTAATATACCTTGTTCTATATCTTTTTTTCTTGAAGTGTCTTTATTAAATCCATCGTAATTTATCATAGTTCCACCTCCAAAATATTGCACTTGTTCTTGTTTAGAACCTTTTAAGTATTTATCACTTCTATCTTTAACAGGCATACTACTCTTACCTTCTACTATTGTAGAGGTATACTTATGACCATACATATATTCTAGCAAAGCATCTATATCACCATCCCAATAATCATTTACTATTTTTTCAAGACCTTCTGGTAAATTATCTTTGTCAAAATCACTAAGTTTAAAAGGTATGTTACTTCTATTGTTATTTATATACTTCGTAGTTTCATCGTCTCTAATATTTTTACTTATGCTATTACTACCCTCTTCTTTTCTTTGTTCATCTGTTTTATCTTCAGCAAAGGTGCTTTGCAACGTTTTTGCACTTGTACCTTTAACAGCACGGCTACGCATCCAATTATCCATACGTTTTGCTTCTGCACTATTAGCCTCGTCATCATCCATGAAAAACCCTTGGTCAAAAGTAAAGTACTCTTGCGTTTGCTTTAACTCTCCATTTTCATTGTATATAGAAGTTACAAGTACTTTATCTTCAAAATCTTCATCAACTCTAAAAGTAAAACCGTATTCAGCGTACTGTTTGTTTAACAAAGCTATTGAGTCTTCGTCATCTAGTTCGGTAATATCTTTTGTTACTTCACGCATTTTTATACTACCTAGCTTTTTGTTTTCTAAAAGCTTTTTGTTTTCATCCGAAGTAGATTGTTGATCTAATGAATTTAATTGATTTTCAAGCTCTAATTGTTTTTGTATATCTTCTTCTGTTTTGTTTTCTTTTCCACTTAATACCTCTTGCTCTAATTCTAATTTAGATTTTTTATATTCAAGCTCTGCTTTACGTTCTTTTTCAAGTTCCTCGTAACGTTGTATAGTTCCAGAGTTTGCTTGCTTTTGATTTGGTGATATTTTAGATATTTCTACTTCTTTACCGCTTTTTGGATTTTTGTAGTACCATTTACCATCTTTACGTATGTAGTCTTCTCTAGCGTACTTTTGTGTTTTCCAAAAATCTTCATTTACAAAAGTAGGTTCTTGTTGTTCTGGTTGTTCTGGTTGTTTTGTTTTAGTTGATTTTTTACGTGATGAAGTTGTTGTTTGTGGCTGAGTACTTACCGTGCCAGGAAAATATTTATTTTTAAAGTCTTGAAAACTACCTTTAAAACTACCATCTCCAATAAGTCCATTGTAAAGATATTTTTGATTACCTTCATTAGAATAATGATTTTTAAAATCTTCAAAAGATCTATCGGTAAGATTGTCTTCAACCAGTCCGCTATATAAAAACTCTGTACTCATTTATTTAATTTTAATATTTTACTTTACTCGGTTTGGTAAATGATTTAGTTTGTTTCCACTTGCCATCGTTATCATCCCAAATATAACCTTGGTCTTTTAAGTGTGTATAACTACCACCCATTTTCGTGTACTGTTCTAAAGATGTTATTTCTTCTCCGTTGATATAAAGCTTACCTTTTCTGTAATAATTTTCACTATCAGCACTTCTACCGCCAGGATTTGGAACTAAAGTTTTATAAGTTTCAGAATCACCACCATAAAACATTTGACGCTGTCTGTTAGTTAAAAAATCATTTAACAATTTTTTTGTTGTGTTTTCGTCGTAGCTAGGGTTATCTATGTTTAATAAAGCGTCTTTTATTTTTGGTGCAACTAAGTCTTTTAATTTATCTTCTAGACTAGGATCTTTTTCAATTGCCGCTATTAACTCAGCATTAGATATACCAGGCGTACCATCTGTATCCATCTCAGAATAACCAGGTATAACACTCATATCAATAAAATCTTCGTAACCAATAATACCATCTCCTGAATTATCGTAAAGACCTATTGCTTTAACATTTTTCAAACCGTCTTCAGTCATCATGTTTTCAAAGAAGTTTGTATAATCAGGATGTGGTGTGTCACCTTCAAAAGTGCTAGCAAAAGATCCCTGGCCTGTTACATCATCATATAATAAAGATTGTATACCGTTTGTTTGAATAGAGTTGTCTATAAGCTTCATGTTCTTATTGTAATTTGATCTGTAATCAAAATCACCACCTTCGCCATTTAACCATTTTTCTCTATTTTCTAACACCGCGTTATTGTTTTTTAAATACGCTTCTTTTGTTATGTCGTCTCTAAGTGGAAGCGCTTTGTCAAGATCTTTTTCTGTAAAATATTCTTTTGAGTTAGGATTATTTGGATCGTAATTATTATTTTTCCATTGAAAAACACCATCAATTAAAACAGCATTTCCTTCTGTAAAAGAATTTAATACATTTAATTGACCTGGCGTCATGTTTTCTTTAGGTATCAAAGCATCTTCTCTCCAAGTTTCACCATATTGTTCTAAAGATTTTTTAGTAGTTTGTACAGAGGTAGAAAATGTATTTAGCTGCCCTCTTATTTGAGCAGCTCTTTTTTTATCTCCTGATTCTTCAGCTAGTATGTATTCTTCCCTTAATTGATTAGCATAGTCATAAGCTTGGTCATAATATCCCTGTGGCATACTACCACCTTTTTCGTATATGCCGTCTACTATACCATCTATCTTACCAATAATTAAATCTTTCTTTGCTTTATTATCAGCTCTACGGTTTTCTACTTCTTTAGAAAAAGACTCAATACCTTGTCCTATTAAATTTAAAGTGTCATATCTAGGGGCGTTAGCTCTAGCTATATTATAAGCACCTGTTAACAACTGTTGTTGCGTGCTAGCACCTATGCCTGTAAGTCTTGGAGTGTAATTATCTTCTGCCATTTTTTATATTTTATTTATTCTTTTCCAAAATCCATTCCACCGACAGCAGAGCCTATGTCGCTCATACCACTGGCCATCAAAGCATCTGCATCAGCCATGTTTTGTTGTTCAGCTGCCATCTCTTGTTGTGTCATACCCATTCTAGTACCCATTTTCTGGTCTTTAATATTTTGAACCATTATTTCACCTTGTCTCATTTTTTCTTGTATATTACCAGCTTCAGCTCTTTCTGCTGCTTGATTAGCTTGTTCTTGACTAGCTATAGACTGTGATGCCGCCTGTGCTTCTTGTGTAGCTTGGTTAGCCATAGACTGTGCTAAAGCTGCTATACCACTAGAACCTGCGGAAGCCGCTAAACTACCCATTGTGTCTGCTCTAGCTTGTTCAGATTTTTGCGCTGCAAACTCAGCTGCCTTTGTATCAACAGTAAGGTCTTCAGACATGTTTTCCATACCTTCATAAGGATTTTTAACTTCTTGATTCATGTACTCATCCATCTGTGCTTCTAACTGTTCTTTAGCGGCGTTCTGTCTTTTTCTAGCCTTAGACTTATCTATACCACCTTTTATCATTTTACCGGCGCCTAATACCGCACCTGCTACTGCTACTACTGCAAAACTCATAATGTATTATTTTTTAATGTATTCTTCATATTCATTGTAATTTAAAGCTACTATTTGTTCTTCTAGTTCTTTAATATCTTGCGTGTTAGTTGGATTTTTATGTACGTTAACAAACACAGATTCTTCATTTCCATATATAACTCTTTTGACTCCTGGTTCAGATAAGACAGTACATGGTGCCTGATATTCTTTTAATTTACCCTCTGTTAAAACAGTTATGTTTCCAGATAATAAAAACCACACATGTAAGTGTTTATGTATGGCTCCAATTATTACTTCGTCTTTTTCAATGGTCATTTCTCTAACGTAAATACCATCTGCAAAGGTATGTTTGTATTTAAACTTTTCACGATAAACTATATTACCGCCGTCTGCTATTATATTTTCATTGTCAGCAATAGATATTAAAAACTTTTGTAGTTCTTCTATATGCTCTCTTGTTTTTAACTCCATAGATTAAATTATATTTCACCTATATAGTCACACTTTTTTAAAATTATTTACTACTCTCCGTGACGTCCACGGACAAACTGTACATTTCTGACTTACTTGTTGAGTTGTTTCTAATTCTAAACTCCGCAAAGTAACCTAAAAGACTAGACATGTTAACAGATCTGTCTTTAGCAAACATAATGAAATCGTTTGCTCCAGGTGGATTTACGTTTGATGCGTGCGTAACTATTATATCGTTGTTATCAATATCAGTTACTACACCAAATTGAATTATATTACCTACTAATTCTTGGTGTGGAACACTTACTGTACTAGATGGTGCGTAGTAAATTATATCACCTATCTGTACTGAAACGTTTATGTCATTAGAAAATGTTAATGTAGTTACTGGCATATTATACTATTGTTACGGTTACTTTACCTTGTGTTAATGAACTTGTTTGTGGTGATGACTGGGCATCTACTGTTTTGTAATAAAAAACATCTGTGTCTCCTGGTATCATACTTGCATGGGGAGTATACTCTATTATACCAACGCCAGCACTACCAAACGCTTCGTCTGCTGCTTTTGATATTGTTCCTATTATAGAGGTATCAGCCATCCTTATAGCTGCGCTAGAAGTAGCGTGAGCTGGAATAGATTGAACTTTAAAAGTTTTAGTGTTTTGGTCTAAATCACCTAGCTTATTAAAAAAATTAGTACACTCTGCTTTACAGTCTATTTCAATAGTAGTACCAACCGGACAATTAACATTTACCGGAAAAGCGTTCGGCTTTATACTAACATACTCGTCTACATCAAGCTCTACAGTTAAATTAGCTATACCTACCTTTGCGACGTTAACCTCGTTTGTAAATGAAATAGAAGTTGTTCCAGACTGTCTTTCATTTGGATTTGCCTTAGCAAATATAGACGAAAACTCCCATTGGCTAGGTGTAAAAACTAATTCTTGTCCTGGTTTTAAATTTTGAGCAGCAGATAAAGTTACTTTATTACCACTAATAGCTGACACTGTTATTTCGTCTATTATACCCACGCCAGTAACAGATAGCCCTGTGGTTATATTAGTTCCATCTTCTACGTGCCACACGGTTCCATGACCATGAACTATAGTTTGTGTAACTTTTCTACTGTTTGTCCAAGCACCACCTGTTGATGAGTTCCAAGTTGGTATACTATGTAAATAAACAAGATTACCACTAGCTTCTGTTATAGCTCCTGATTGAGAAACTGTTGCTCCAGCAGTTGTAGCTGTGCCACCTGTTAAAGCACTAGCTATACTAAGAGTTGTATCGTCAGTTGTTGTAACCGTTAATGTAGCAGTGCCTTTTTGGTACAATGTACCTATTTTTAAATCAGCAGTAGTTTCTATGTTTAATTTAGCACCACCTATAGGTGTTATAAAAAAATCATATTTAGTGTCAGAAGTTACTGTTGGTATAACAACATCTACAGTGTATAAACCTTTAGCTGGTATTGTTTGTTTTTTAAGTATACTTATACTAGAAGTAAAACTTTCGGTATTAAAATTATAATAATTAGAACCTTGTTTTACATAAAACTCAAACATAGTATTAGGTACGCCTGTTATTTTAATAGTTTTAGTTTGACCCTCTCTTGATATAGTTGTAGTTGTAGCCATGTTATATAGTTATAGTGTTAATAGTACCTACAGAAGTAGAAGATCCTACAGATCCTGGTTGTAAAACATCATTTAAAGTTAAAGGATCAGGATCATAATCTATGTCAACACTTGTTAAATGGTTTGACGTTTGTGTCCATATAAATGGTTCAAGAGCTGTAGTTGTCGTTAAAATAGGACTACCAAAATATATCCAAACATAAACTTGATTAGTACCACCTCCTGTAAAATTAGGATCATTAGTTGGATTTTCAGAGTCTTGTAAAACTATTTTGTGGTAAGCCACAGGTTGGTTAATTACATTTGAGGGCATTCTCCATTCAAATTTAGAGGGAAACTGCGTGTGACTATCTGGGTCTCCTTGCATAGCTAATTCTAACGGTATAGTACCAGGTCCACATCTAAAAAATTTAGCAGCTATATCTTCTCCTACGTTAGGTGTAATTGTTAAAAAATAATTACTTAACGGAGGAAAAATATTTGGTTGGTCTAAAATACCAGTGTTAATATCTATGTCAACTGTAGTTATTGAGTTTGTTGTATATATATTCATATTATTTTTTTTTAGTCTTCGTCTCCTATTTCGTTAAACGTTATCGTAAACGTAGTAGGAGCAGGTGGTGGTATTATACAACTTCCATCATCTACATTAGCATTAGGATTGTAGTTAGTAGCATTAGGATTTGTACATCCATGTACAGGTAATACACAACTGCCATCGTCAGCTGTAGCTAAAGGATCGTAATTTAGAGCTGTTGGATCAGTACATCCAAAAATATCGTTTCCTGGATCTACGTCTGGTTCTGTTCTTATGCTATCAAAAGTAGCTATACCTTGAAACGTTATTTCTTTACTGTTTAAATCGCTAATATCTTTTACTGAAGTACCTTTCATATAAGAAAACCATTTACCTTCTTTGTCTTTAAACTCCATACTTCCAGCCTCTTGTAAATCAGTAAACCCATTTTCTATATACCAACCATCTTTTGCGATATTGTTGTAATACTCATTATCTGGATAAAACACTCCGTTTGCGTCTGTATGTCCTAAGTTTTGCGTTATCTTAGATTGAGTACCTTCATAAACCATATAAGTAAAGTTTTTAACAACGTTAGGCATCTCGTTAAAAACTAAGTCTAAATAAGAATCATACTGTACATCGTAAAAATTATTTCGTATTTCGTTTGTGTGGTGTATATAAGGCATACCATTTTTAAACGTATAATAATTGTTGTTTATACTTACACCATCTTCTGGTATAAAAGATTTAAAACTAGTCCAGCCTTTTGCTTTTTCGCTAAAAGAAACCGTTATTTTATCACCACTTGTATCTTGCAGTGATATGTTGTATTCATCTTTTCTATCATCAAAACTACCTATCAACTCTTGATTTAGTTTCAAATTATCACCAAAGTAATCGTCCATACCCACGTTAGATATAGGTGTAATACCGTCCATTGATATTCTTAACACTTCACCTCTTTGTTTATCTGTACAATACATTCTAAATCCATCTTCAGCGTAAGACTCTGGATTTGTAGATATACCAAATTCACCAGCGAAAGAACTTACATCACCTAATACATTGTTAGACGCTATTAATTGTGGCTTACCGTCAGCACTATACAAAGCATCTTTATATGCTTGTATCTTTAATATTTTATCCTCACAAAAAGTAACTAAGTCAGTATCTCTAGCTTTTATTTTTTGTATACTACCATAAGTAGGCGAAACATCTTTGGTTATTTTTTCAGCGGCAATAAACTGGTTTAATCTATTGATACCATTGTTAGAGTTCCATATACCTGAATATATTAAGCCATTAGTTTTGCTTTCTTCTTTGTAAGGCACAGGTGGTACAGTAGAAGCCTTGACACCTTTGCCTATTCTAACTTGATTAAAATCATCTCTTATTCTATCAGACTCTACACCGTTACCAAACGAGTAACAATTAAAATAAGGTAGTCTTACAGTATTGTTACCTAAATTTCTTTTTAAAGTAATTTTAATACGATTGTTATTAAAAGCTGAATTAAAAACAGGTATGTTTGGATTAAAGTTTTGGTTATTTGGTGACCATACAGAAAACTCTGCTATATTAGCAGTTGTATAGCTACCGTCTTGTCTTGTAAATCTTAACTCTAAACCTCTAAGACTGTTTTGTAAGTCAAAAAATAAAGTATTTGAGGTATTAGCAGGATCAATATTTACTCCGTTAACCTCGTGCTGACCACCTGTTAATGTTGTTAGATAGTTAGAGTTATTTGTAGCAACGGATTTGTCAAGTATACCAACTTCATCTGCCCTAGCGGTTAACAACAAAGTGTTACCACCATTACCGTTTGGTGCCCAGTCGTACAGTTGTGTTCCTTCTGGTAAAAAGAAAGTTTTATTGTTTATAACATCTACACAGGTTACAGTGCAACCGTAAGGTGCAAACAGCTCGTTTGTTTGATCTGTCAACTTAGCAGGATAAGCTTGACTAGCTTCGTAGTATATATCTAAACCTACATCTTCTCTAGGTTCTGTTTCCCATATTGCTGGTTCATCAGTAAAAACAGGCTCTTCATCTCCACCAGACTCTAGCTTGACTATCTGTATTGTATTATGCTTGCTTGCATTGTCATTAAATGACGCTGTGTTTTGATTAATATCACCAGTAGCATCTGCTGGAGTAGAACTTGTGTATTGACCGTAACCTCTGTCTACAGGTTCCCAGTCACCTGTAGGAGGAGTGTATTGATTTTGAAATCTAAAAGGTCTTAATCCAGCGTCGTGTGTCTCATAAGTTCCCCCAAAAACACCACCAGATTGTACACTTGCAAGCCTGTAGCCAGCGGTTACAAAAGTTAAATATAATCTAATACATTTATTTTCAGGGTCTTTTCTTCTATGTTTGTAAGAAGAAAAATTTAATATACCTTTTTTATAACTGTGATTGGGTGGTCCTTGGTTGGAGCCATTGTAGTCTTGGCTGTTTTTACAACTAACAACTCTGTACACGTGTTGGTACGGGTCTTCTTTCCATCTAAATAAAGTTCCTTTTTTCTGTATCTTTTCGTAAAACGTTTGGTTTTCAGAACTGTTATTACTTATATCGTAGCCGTCTTTATTAGTATCATTTATGTTATTTAAAGTTAACTCCATGGTGCAACGTAGGCTAGACTGTGAGTCACCACTTCTAGCGCCTGTTTCATCTCCTCTTATACCAAACCCATTGTCCCTATCGTAAGGCCCATTATAATTAATAGCGGCACCTGTACCAACATTAGCCCTACTAGCGTCATCTATAAACCAAGTTTCCCCAACGCTTTGCCAAAATGATTGAGTACTATCAGCAGAACTTTGTGTAAATGAATATTGTTTTACTTGAGCGTCAACCGAAAAGTTAACATTTGTTGTTCCAACTTCTCTAACTTTTTCTTCTAAAACAGCGTCTCTAGCTATCTTAACAAAAAACTTACCATCAAATTCTTTTTTATTTTTAACTACTTTTTTAGCTATTTTAACTGTAACGTCAGAATTAGAAGATGAATCAAGTATTATCTCGTCAATTATACCACCGTCTACAGAGTTACCCTGCATTGGTCTTGATAACTCTACTTTGTAATCACTACTGTCTTTGTATATGTTAGCAACGTCCATCCAACCTGTATTAGTACCACTTGCGTTTTGTAATTTTATAGCAACGCTATCTAAAGGCCAACCTATAAAACCAGACTCAGAAGTACCAGCTCCATTAGAAGTGTCTGCTACAATATCATCGTGAAACACCGAGTCTTCCCAATCGTTACCCCCTGCACCCCCTGTGAAAGTTATAGTTTTAGTACCAGCTATAGCACCAGATGCTTTTACAGTAACCTGATCATTACCGTATAACTCATAATATGTTTTTATATCTTCAGGCGCTTCGTTTTTTATATCTATTACTTTGTATCTAGCTTCTTCAATAACAGCGTCTTGACTAGAAGCTTGTTTCTTCAATATTATAAAGCCTTCTTCTTGTATTTTATTTCTTTCAGCCGATGGAAAACTTAACCAAAGATTACCATCTTCAGAGTCATACCATCTATCCATACAAGCATTGTAATATTCATTAGAAGTCTCTTTAACAAAAAACTTATAAGTGTCAACCCATGAAGGTACCTGGCTATTTAAAGTAGTTGTTACGGAGTTTACCTTATTACACATTGCTTTTGGCACTGTAAACGTACCAGCTTTATCTGTAAACACAGGTGTTTCTCTACCATATATATCTTTGAATACTACGCCAACCTGATAAGTTCTTTGTGACTTCAAAGACTTTTCAGCTATGTTTGTAGATTTATCAACAGCTTGTACATTTGCTGTTATATTTACTTTTGAGTTTGATACTGGCATATTATCTTAAATTATAGTTTTGTAAATAGTTAGCGTACACAAGTCTATTACCTACTATCTCTTGTGCTTTAGCAGATCTAGGAACATTGTCCCAAGGTCTTAGTATTTGATTTGACTCAATAGCTGATTTAACCATTTCTGAAGTTATTAATAAAGCTCCTTTTGTTCTAGCAAAAGCACTAGCGTTAGTATTAATATCTGAACCTCGAGCGATCCATTCAGGCGTACCATATTCTATAGTTTTTACTACGTATATATTATTCGTGTCAGATTCTTTATAAACAATATCTATTTCAATAACGTCTTTAGGTAAAGTGTCTTCGTCTGGTACAAAATCCATAACGTAAAGAGATCTTAAGTTGTTAACCATACCTAAGTTAAAACCTTCTTTTGGATTATAGCTAAATGTTCCTGGTAAAAATGCTGGTTCTGAAAATGGTGAAAGTGGAGAGTATTGTGAGTTTTGGTACTTGTATCTAAAAGCAAACCTAGGAAACTTAAATTCGTACAAAGGTTTTTCTTGTTGTATCATAACATTAAAAACTTGAGGTACGGTAAATGTATGTCCTGTTAGGTCTTTTATAAAGTTTATTTTAATTTTACCTGTTGCGGCAGTAGAGTTAAACTCTAACAATTCTACTATTATTTCAAAGTCGTCTAAATCCCCTTCTTCAAAACTAGTTTCTCTTCTAAGTATTAAAACATCACCAACCTCATAATCAGGTATTGGTTGATCAAATAAAACAGTCTTTATCGTACCCGCTTCTAAAGGATCGTCGTTGTTATCTACGAATACATCGTTTATAGTACCTGTAAGTGTAGAACTACCTGCAGAATCAAACCTAAAGTCTGAAGTATTACTTAGTAATAAAGTTGGGGGATATAAAGGGGATTTTTTAATAACGGTCAAGTGCTCTTCTTTTATGTAGTCTGGATTTTCTCTAAAATCTATTTTGTTAACACTATCCATTATTATATTGTTGTACTCGTCTTTTACTACGTACTTAGTATGTATTTCTCCAGAAAAACGAGTTTGAACACGTGACACGTCTATATATTTAGGTTCTGATTTACCGTCTGTCCAAAATAAAGTGTCATCTAATATGTTTATACCTGTTATTAATTTATCTGGTAAATTTAAAGCTTTTGGAGCTTCTAAAATTATTTGCCCTTGCGTTTGAGAAACTGTGTTAAAAAATAATCCTGAATCAGAAAAATCATCTAACAAAACTTCCCATTCGTTAGTTCCAAAATTTTTTAAACTTATAACTTTTATATTATTAGAAGCGGACACAGGAGAGTTACCATTGTCAAAACTAGCTTGTATTATTTTCATGCCAGGTCTAACGTTAGTTATATTTTCTAAAGAATTACCTAGGTCTGATATTATAAAACTTCTAACAGTTCCAGTGGTGCCAGAGTTGATTGTACTAACTTGTACGGTAACTCTATATTTATCGACGACTATAGGTACTATTTGATTGTCGTTTAGGTTATATTGAAATATATAATCAGTGAAATTTTGACTGTCTTTTACGTAGTAAAATATTCTATTTTTTTGTTCGTCTGCAACAGATCCTACGCACTTAGCATTAGTAGACAGTTGTAACGTTGTTAATGTGTTAAACTCTATTTTAGTGTTACCTAATAAAGTTTGCAATGTACCAACGTCAGATTCGTCAGAAGTAGTTATTTGTATATTTAAAGCTTCTCTGTACTCGCCATTAGGAATTGTTCTTTCGTCCGCATCCTTATTCATTTTAGCAGCACCGAAACCACGTTTCAATTCTGGCATATTCTAGTGTTTTATAAACTTAGCTTTACCCCTCATTATTTGAGTAAGCTCTTCTATTTTTAAATTTGATAATCTTAGTTTAGCAGTTCTTATAGCCGCAGATTTTTGTTGTTGAAAACTAGGTGCTAAAGGCTGTCCAGCTATAGTGGTTGACAATATAGCATAAGCTATAGATTTATACATAGCTTCTTCAGCAAATTTGTGTACTATCATTTCTTCGTCAGTACCTAGTCCATCGCTTATATATTTTAGTATCACAGTTTTTCCTGAAATATTAGATGAAAAATGTATTTTTCCTTTTAACTCATCTATATAAAACGATCCGTTTATTTGAGCATGAGCTGGGTCTATACCATACCTACCGCCTAAACTAGGCCAATAAGTATCATCTTTATAGTCATCGTCTTCGTTTATAGACGTAGCTGATTTAAAACTTTCCCAAGTATTTGAACTTTGACCTTTAGTAAATGTAACATCATAAGTACCACCAGGTATTGTATTACTTATATAAGCTACTTGTGTTTGCGCGCTGTCAAAAGCTGTTATATGTATACCAGGAGGTATATCATTACCGTTGGCATCAGAACCATGTAACTCCATGCCTAAAGACAAAACAGTCGATATATCAGACACTATATTACCGTTAGCATCGTTTAAAGATATAGTGTTACTACTTGGAAATGATAGTGTCTCATGTGTTTCAGCTGTTGAGTTTCCTTCTGTTTGCTCTGCTAAATTAATGTCGTTTGTAAAAACATAACTACCGTCTGCGTTTTGTTTTATGGCTTTTGGATTAGATGTTTTACTAGTAGGATAAATAATATGTTCTATACCAAGAGAGTCAACCCAAGTAAGCTTCACGTAGTTAACATAATCTTGAGGTAACAACATTGTTAACGAAGGTGGTATTTCTATTTCTTGAGACTTTGTAGATTTAAAAGTATCGTAACTCAACTCTTGTATAGCTCTTTGCGCGTGAAATGCTACGTCAGTTCTTTTTATTTTAGATATTATTTTACCCTCTCCAACATAAGCAATCATAAAGTTGTTTATTATATGGTCTAACGATATAAATTGATAGCCACCAAAGTTGTTACTGTTATAATAACTATGTTCTGTTTGATTGTCTAGTAATCCCATTTATTTATTTTTATGCTTGTTGTCCTATTGCTGCTATGTCTTGTTTTTGCATTACTATACCAGCTAGTCCTAATATTTTTAATACTAAAGTTGTTTCTTCTGAAGCGTGTAACTCAAAATTTGTTGCTGAGTTTGAATTATATAACGCTTGTTCGTTTACAACTACATAACCCCACTCTGGCTTAACAGGTTTTCTAATATAACTACAAGTTATTCCAGAATTAATTGTACTTGGAAAAACTTTAATATCATCTTCTCTACGTATGTATATAGGTCTTTTAGTTGTTGGTGATGTTAGTGGTGAGTTATGGTAATCTAATAGTTCATCGTCTGTTATTTCTTGTACTTCTACGCCATCAGTCAAAAGACCTGTAGAAGCAAAATAAACAGTTCCTAATTTATAAAGATCACTTGGATATTTAAAAAAATTATTAGTAAAATTTAGTGAAGTTGATTTTTTCTTAAATATACTAATTTTTTCGTTTAATGTTTTTATAGCATCAGAATATTCAGACTCATTACCAGGTATAGCTTTTAACTGAGACATCTCAACGAAATAATTGTTGAATATCTCCATTTGAGCTTGACTTGCTAATAAGTTAAACTCTAAAGGAGTTATATAACCTCTTTGTTCTTTGTTAGCTATTATTAATACTTTTTGATATACTGTATCTACGTTTACCATAATATTTTTTTATTGTAGTTACGATCGCCCCGTAGGGCGACCGCTCTACAGTTTGATTAATTTAATCTTTTTTCTATATTTGCATATATTTCCATACCTTCATCAGTTTTAAACCAATGAGCTAAAGCAGTGTATGGGTGCTCTTCAAAAGGAACTGTCATAAGTTTTCTATCAGTTGAAGCCCATGTAAAGGTTCTTTGATCTTGTGATAACTTTATAATACCTTGCTCCCTTGCTTTTATACCTATATTTCTAAGATGTACATTTTCATCAGTTACTAACTCTAAGAACAATTGAGGGTTTCTTTTAGCAAATAGTAATAAATCTCTTCTAATTTCCTTAGAACTCATCTCTGATACCTTAGAACCAATTTCTACTCTCATGACAGCTTCTGCTAAATCAATATCTAAATCTCTAGCTGCTGTAAGAGCTTCTACCTCTAATTCTAACCAGTCGATTTGGCTTTTGGCTATCTCAGCAGGCTTGTGCTCTATAAAAAGCTTGTCTCTATGAGGGTGATATAAAGATAATAACTTTTGTAAAACTGTCTTTTCTTTAGGAACAAACAAAGACCCGTTTTGAAAAATTATATGTTCTAATCTTTGTTCACCTTTCATTTCATCAACAAAAGGTGTTCTTTGGTTTTTAGTGTATTTTAATTCTCTTTCGTAACCTTTTTCCTCGTCAAAGTAATAAATATTACTACCTCTAATTAAATAGGTAAGAGGTGATTTATTACCAAGTAAATAATACATTCTGTCTTTCATAACCCAATTAGCTTCTGGGCTATTGTTTTTTATTTCTTTTTTAACAACAGTTTCAACAACTGTTTCTACTTGAGGTTCTTCAACCTCTACTTTTTTCTTTTTTGCCATAATATAATATATAATAAAATTAATAAAATAAAGGGTCGAGGCCGAAGCCTCGATCCTTAATATAAATGATTAGTTCATTAACATGAAGTTATTAGCTCCTTGTGTAATTAAACATCTCTCAGTTAAGTAGTGAACCTCCATAACGTCTTTTCCAGATGTAGCAGCTCCAACAGAACCAGTAACCCAAGACTTCATCTTTCTAGACTCAGTTTCAGATTGTCTGTATCTTACGTGTAAGAATGGACGCTTAAGGTTTTTACCTAATTGCTCGTCATAAACCGAAGATACACCAGCAGGAATAACAACACCTCTAATCGCGTTAACAGTGTCATTTAAACCTCCTCTTGTTCCTTTGTCATTTAGGTATTTAAAGTCAGACTTGTAGAAGTCATAAGAACCTCTTCTGAATCCAGAGAAACCTAAATTTAAAGCCATATCTTCTTCGTTGTCGAACACTCCGTAAGAAGTACCACCAGCTCCATAAGAGTTCATAGAAGCTAACATGTCGTCCATAGCTAGAGACGTAGCTCTATTAACAAATAACATGTTTTCTTCAATAGCTCCATTTGCATCAAATACAGCTAATATAGCATCAAACTCAGCTAAATCAGTAGCGGCATTAACACCAGTAACACCAGTAGTTTGATGACCTCTTGTAGTAATAGCTTGGAATAAACCTTGTGTACCATCTTGTAAAGCACCTCCGTCAGTACCACCAATAGCTCCAGCGTCAGCGTGAGCAGTTTCAGCTTCTAACATAGTCATTTCTAAGTAATCAGCAAATCTAGCTCTTGTGTCACCTTCAGCTTTTAAATACCATAAGTAACCGTTTTGCCCTTCTTCTCCAGATATTTCTACCCAACCAATAGAAGTAGCATCAGATCCAGATACTTCGTAGTAATCTTTCATGATGATATGCTTGTTTGAGTGTGACTTAAACTTTGGAGAGTTAGCAGAAGATCTACCATCAGTTCCTTTTTCAAACTCAGAACCAATAACTAAAACTCTAGTAGCTAAACTCGTTGAAGTTGAATTTAACGCGTCAGCATCAACCATGTTTGCGTCAGCGTAAGCTAATACAGTTATATCAGCACCAGACACAGCAGAAACATAACCTTTTGCTGTAGCGTTTGGATTAGACATAACAACCATGTCACCAACTCTAACACCGTGATCTGAACCAACAGAATTTCCGTCAATATCATTTTGAATTGTGTAAACATTGTTAGAATCTTTGTAAACCGCTGTATAAGCTAAATGTAATCTACCTTGCTCTGACCATATAACTCTATCAGCAGCAGAAGGCTCTTCAGCTCCAACTTGAGCTAAGAAACCCGCGATAGTTCTCTTACCATAAATCTCAGCTTCTTTTTCCATAAGATCTGGTAAATATTGTTGCGCCCAACCTTCAGTAGCAGACGATGTAAAGTCTACATAGTTAGTCGACAACGTTTGTTTTCTTGGGGCAGCATCTATCCCCGTTGCACTTGTAATTGCCATTTTTTAATTTTGTTTTTTAATTAATACTTATTTTTTTTTAAATTTAAACGTAGGGGCCGAGCTATCATTTAACACTTTAAACTTTAAACCTCCACTATTCGTATCGTCTCCGTGTGAACCTCTAGGTGACATATCGATGTTTTTAGATTTAGCCATGCTGTCTTTTAAAGCATCAGCTTTACCTTGTTCGTAGAAGTGCTTAGCTATAGCGTCAGCATTGTTCGCAGTAAACATTGATTTATGATAACCAGCAGCGTCTTCAATTTGGTTGTTTTCATTCAAGAACTTCTTGATAAAATTATCCATATTACTTTGGTTTTCTTTTACTTCACTAACATCCTTAACATTAAACCTATATCTTTTGTCTCCGACATTATATTCAAAACCTTTGAACTCGTCACTAAATAATTGGTCTGTTTTGTTTTGGAAAGTAGTTTTTGCCTGCAAACGAGCTTTTTCTTTTTGCTCAGACTCTTTGTTGTATCTATTAAAGAAATCAATAGCTTTCTGTTGTTCGTTTGTTAATTTACTTCCAGCCTTAATATCTTCATAGTATTTGGATTTATACTCTTCCAGTTGAGTTTTAGCGTTGGCAACTTGCTCTTTTAACGCTAGTTTTTTTCTTTTTATATCTGTCTCATCTTCTTCTTCGTCATAAGAAAATTGATCATTCATCATGAAATCAATTTCATCTGGTTGAAGATGAGGTTTAGTTTGTTTGTAATACTCTCTTAATAAAGTATGATTATCCATATCAGAGTAATCTCTATTAAGTTGTACATAGTCGTTTAGATCACCACCAGTCTCTTCCATGAAGCTCATTAACTTCTGTATATTCTCTGGTAACTCTGGTTGTTTTATTTCTTGTTTTACAGGTGTTGGTGTAGGTGTAACTTCTGTTTTTTCTTCATTAGTAATCTCTTCTACAATAGGAGTTTCTTTTACTTCTTCTTTAACAGGAGTTTCTTTTACTTCTTCTACAGCTTCAACAACTGGTGTTTCTTCTTTAACCTCTGGTTTCTCAGCTAAATCAACTTTTGTTACCTCTTCTTTGACTTCTGGTTTTTTAGTTAAATCAACTTTTATAGTCTCATTAACATCTGAAAACTTTTTAGGTTTTCTTTTAACTTTAATTTTTTCTACGGTATTATCTACCTTTGGCTCTTCAGCCTTGTTTTCTTTTTTTGCCATAATATAATATAATAATAATTAATAATTTTTATTGAGGGTCAAAAGCACCTAGCCTCATACCACCACCAAGTACATCATTACCAGAAGACTCAAAGCCTTTTGCTTTTTCTGCTTGATTTTTTACTTGTTGTGTTTTAACTTGGTTTTGACCTTTTAACGTTTCTTTTGAAAGATCTTTTTCTTGCATTTGTTCCATCTCCATTTTCTTCATACGTATGTTCAACTCAAACTCGTGGTCCATTAGCATCTTCTTCATATCAGCTTCAGCTTTTAATTTAGCAGTTGCCAACTCTGATTTTTTAGCTTCAAACATCATTTCGTTTTCTAAAGCCGCTTTAGATTTTTGCATTTCAGCTTGGGCCGCTGCTTGTTGTTGCTGTGCATTAGACTCGGCTTGCGCTTGCATATTTTGCTGTTGCATTTGCTGGTCTTTTTGCATTTTCTTTTTTCTACGTATTTTTAAAAGTTGATTTGCAAGTTTTATATTTTTTATTTCTCTTAAATCAATTACATCTTCTAAGTCTATTGTTTGTTGAGACAAGGCTGTTTGTATATTGTTTTCTAACAACTGCTTTTCTTCTTCATCTGGTGCTAACTCTAAAAATATACCAAAGTCATATAGATGTAAGTTTTTCATTTCTTGTAACGTAGCTACATTATGAGAACCTATAGCTTGTATAAAAGCATTTGCGGTTGGAGAATATTCTAATATATCTGATATTCTTAAAGATATTTGCTCACATATCTCTTGTGTTAAAAACGCTCCACCTTGTAATATGTGTCTAGTAGCTGTATTACTATTTGCAGCTGCTAACTTCTGTACACCGACTAAAGCCTTTGGATCTGGTGTAGCCGCATCTCTAGCCTCGTTCAACCCGGTAGTATCTCTAATCATTTGCAAGTAATAATTGTATGTACCAATTAAACTTTGCATTTTAGCACCACCACCTGACTGTATTTCTTGAATAGGTATTTTACCTGGATTAGGAGCACCATCTATTGTTTGCGATCTACCAATTATACTACCAGTTTGGAAGAACATGTTTAAGGCTTCTTGTGGATTATAGTTTGTTCCGTTACCTAAATCTATCTCTGCCAAACCATCAGCATCTAAATAAATACCATCAGGTATCATACGTGACATTACTTGCTGTAGTTTCAAGTGTGTTAGCTGTATCATATCTGCAAACCCAGTTATTCTACTAACTAAACTTTCTATCCTACCCTCATACATACGTGGTGCACATATAGAATAGTTCATTGTTACTTTAGTAAAATCACTTTTAGGACGCATCATGTTTTTAGCCTTACTCCATTTAAGTAATTTACCAGTGCCTAATATTAACACACCCTCGTATAAACACTCTATCTTTCTACCTAGTCTTTCAAACGCTAAATTCTCACCTACGGGTGGGTTAAAGCTATCGTCTTTTTCTATAAGTTTTTGTAGCCCAACAGATGTTTCTTTTAACTTGTACACTTCGTGATTGAAAGTTTTATAGTTAAAGTACAATACGTCTATTTTATTTTTATCTTCTTCATTATAAGCTCTACGGTTACTGTATCTATAGTTATGCTTATAATTATTTTCTGTTATTTCTTTTAACTCTTCGTTAGATATATTTGGAAATTGTTTTATCAATTCGTTTACAGGGACTGACTTTACTTCTCCAACATAATACAAATCATCAAAATAAGGTGATTCAGTATAAGAGTATACTAGATTAGCTGGATCAACGTAATCAACCGTAACACCTTCAGAAGTATTAAAAGAAGTTTTACAAGCACCAATACCTAAAACAGTTAAATCATATATTAATCTTCTTCTAGTTAAATCATATTTGTTACCGTCTAACAAAGTGTTTATAGCTTGTTCTTCAGCTATCTCAACAGACTGCTTATAATTTAAAGACATATGTAAGTCTAATTCTTCTTGAGTCTCTGGAACATCTTCACCCTTGTTTTGTGTAAAGTCCATGTTCATTAAGTTTTGAGCCATTTTATCAAACTCTTTAGCTCTCATGTCTTTTAAAACTCCCTCCATATAAGCAGTTCTTTTTTCTACTCCGTATGGATCTTGAGAATATGCTTTTATAGAGTATTGTCTTTCAGATATACCGTTTACAACAATATCTACAAATTTAGGTATAATTGGAACTGGTTTCCAGTCTAGGTTTAAATAGCTTAAGTCACCATTTATTGATAACTCATCTTTGTATTTTTGTATTGATTGTTCTCCTCTAGCGTATAGTCTTAGTCTGTGGAAATTATTTATATGGTTAGAATATCTATTCCTACCGTTTCTTTCACCATCAAACCACTCGGCCTCAATAGCTCTAGCTACTTTTAGACCGTACTCCTGCGATGATTTTTCTATATCGCTAACTACTTGGCTTGGAAAATTATAGTTACCTCTCATATTATTCTTTAATTAATTTGGACATACCGCCTGTATTAGAATATCTAGCAATATTTATGTTTAATTTTGGTTTTTCTATTATTGCGTTTGGAGCATACAAATGTCTATTACAGGCCATAACAGCTAATCCACTACTTATTGTTGCGTCAAACTTTGTTCTTTTGTTTATATCAAATCTAGCCCAATCATTTAGTGTGTTATTAAAATACATGTTACCGTAATTACCATCGCCTAAATGACCCACGTGCTGTTGTATATACATCTCTATAGCGGCAGCATGAGCTTGTTTTATATCTTCACTTGAGTTTGGTATACCGCCTATCTCTCTTTCTGTTACCGATAGTTTGTTCCAAACCTTGTCAGGTCTATTCATACTATAACCTCTATAACCTCTACGTCTTAAATAGTATAACAACCTTGGTTTATTATTTTCTGCTAGTAATGGCATACCATAAAATACTAGCGACATTAACACATCTTCAAAAAATATTTCAGCTGTTTGTGGTCTAGCTATATACTCTAAAAAAAACTGATTAGGTGGAGCGTCTTCCATGCTAAACTTAGTTAACCCGTGCAAAGCACCATTAGAACCTCTACCGTCTACTGTTCCTGATATATCATAACTGTCACAACCGAAAGCACCCATGTGTTCGTTTGCTGGATATTTAATACCACCTTTGACTATTATTTTATTTTGCAGGTGTTGTGGTGGTGTCCAGCTAATTTTAAATCTACCCTGTGGGTCTGGATAAAATATAACCTGTGTGTCTTTAATACCGTTTACCCATTGAAAGTTACCGGTATTTACAACAGAGGAGCTACCTATACCCTCGTTATAATCTATTTGTTCGTATAACTTAACTAGGTTAAATATACTATTTTTTGTTTCATCTCTAAACGCGTGTTCTTCAGTTCGCGGAAACTGTCTGTAAAACTCATTTAAAGCATCTGGATCTCCTTTTAAACCCTCTGCTTCGTTGTTCCAGTGCTCTATTATTCCTATATCTATTAGTTCACCATCTGGTCCGAGGACATCATCGTTTGGGTTATTAAATACTGGACTTCCGTATTCATCAATAAATCCTTCATAGTTCCACTCCATTGGAATAAAAAGAGAATATAAACCAGATTTTGTCTGTCCATTTCTATTTCGCTTGGTAACGTCAGAATCATTATATAGTTTTTTAAAATTATCTCCACCTTTGTCTAAAGCGTTTGATGTTGAACCCATCATGCACTTACCAACTATTTTAGCACCTAACCTTAAACAAGTTTTAGTAACTCTCCAATTGTTTAATATATTATCTGGTCTTTCCCACTTACCACTTTCATCGTGAACTAATAAATTAAGTTTTTCTCCATCATAACTATTGTCACCAGTATTTTTCCAATCTATAGTTGTGTCTAACCCTTTAATATCTTCAAGCTGTTCGTTTGTTGTAATCTTCTTTCTTGTAAACTTACTAGCTGGTACTCTATAAGCAAGTTCTGACTTTGGTCTATCCATACCGTCTTGTATCGGTTTGAAAAAGAAAGGATAGTTAATACTAATTGGTACAACTTTATCAGTAAACATTTTTTTAGCGTCAGCACCTGATTTAGATAATATACCATATCTACTATCACTTGATATTGTAGCTAAATTAACTGTTTCAGCTGAAGACATAAAACTAAAACCAGAACGCCTGTTTTTAAGGTAACACATACCATAACATCTTTTATCTGCTTTACAAGCTTCCCAGAATATATAAAACAGTCTATTAGCTTCTCTATAATCTGGAGCCCCAACATCAATCTTGCTCCATTGTAAATACATGTAGTGTGTGCCTGTTATCCAAGTTGGTTTACCGTTATTCATAAACCAAAAGCCCTCATCTCTTCTTTTAAACTCCTCGTCTATATAATCGAACCATTGATCTTTACTTTCTTCGGGGTAAGCTCTCCAGTCGAATATGTTTTTAATTCTTTGTAGTTCTTGAGGATAATCTATTTTTTTCCACTTATTTTCTTGCAGTCCATGTACTTGCACGGGCACAGGTGGTAAAGCAATGCGCAAGTTTTGGATTTCAAGTATTTCACCAATTTTACCAGTTTTTGATATAACGACAATATCATGTTCTTTATTGTATCCATATTTCCATTTTTTACCACGGTTTAAACGTGTGATTGTTGTTTTCTTTACAGGTTCTATGACCTTAACTAAACTTTGACTGTACATTACTTAGATCTACCTTCTGCGAATCCTTTAAAGACTTTTTTCTCTGCCTTTTCAGGTGTTTTGCCCTCAAGGATGTTATTTTCTTCTTGAATTCTGTTAAGTATTTCAAACGCGTCAAATATTGCTAGTTTTTTAGTAGCTGCAGCGTTCTTCAGTCTATCAGCAGAAACATCATCTTCTGTATTAGTAATAATCTTTTCTCTAGCTACATTGATAAGTTCTTCAACTGCTTTGTGCCCAGCTTGGATTATAAGCTTCTTCGTTTCCTTGGTATTCATATTTAATTGTAATAAATTTATTCATAACTCTATATAAACGTTTACCGTCTATAACAAACTCGTAAGTTGAAAAAGGTGTAAATCCTACAAGATCACCAATCTCATTAACACCGTCGGTATACTTAACTATACCTACACACTGTTCTTCTGTCTCTACATCTAACGAGTTTCTTTGTTTTATAGGTTGTACAAAACAGTAACCATCTGTAGCTTTCCACTTGTCATTTCTTTTGTATAAAAATATTTGATCTTCTTTTATAAGATAAGTATTTTCATTAAAAAAACTTCTACTGTTCTTTTCTCTTCCCTTGACATCAAGCCATCTTCTAAAAACGTTATGGTGAGTTATAATAGTATCTCCTGGTTTTATTTTTGTTTTATAAGCTGTAGGTACAGATTTAACAATAGCTTCTCTATTTACAAATTGATGATTAAATATTTCAGTGTTAATAATAAGATCTTTATCACCAACTTTAGTTATATTGTTATATCTACTACCTTTTGGCTCTATAACAAAGTCAAAAGGTGCTTTCATTAGTACTCTAAATTATATTCTACAGATATTGCCATGTTCTTGTTAAAGTCTTTCCAAGGTAAAACGTCTTTATTCTTTTTTATATATATAGAATACTTATCTTCATCTTCAACAATATTAGATATAGTATGCCCACCATAAACATCTTGGCCTACAGCGTAGTGCATAGCGTTTTCCTTATAGTCTTTACCTACGGTAATTTTTCTAATTAATTTTGCCATTGTTCTCGTAATTTATAGTACCATCTTCAATATTAATATCAGCCGTACCATAACTCTTTTCAAGTCCTAACTGCATGTCACGTAAGTTTTGTTGCATTATTGTCACGTGATGTAATAGATTATGTTTCTTAGTTTCAAAGCTACCTATTTCTAGTTGAGCCCTGTTTATGTTATCAATAATTGATTGTACTTTATTTAATTCGTCGTTAGTTATTTTTGAAGGCTTTTTAGCCTTCGGTGTTTTTCTTTTTGCCATTTTATTTAATTTAATTTAATTATTTATTTTTTTATCCAGCAGCGTTGTTAGTACTAAATGTAGGTGCATTAGCCCCAGCACCAAGAGTACCTACATAGCTGTTTATTCTATCTGTAACAGTAGTACCTGTTCCTTCGTTGAAAGGCCAATGTGCTATAATTGTACCTACGGTGTTAACGTTACCTGGGTTTGATGATCCACTATTGTAAAGTGTTGTAACTTCACTAGACGATAAAACAGTTGAGTATACAGCAAAGTCATCAAGATAACCATTATAGTCTGCGTTACCATTAAATGATGTACCAGCTAAAAACTCTACACCACCAGCACCATCTTGACCAAGTGTACCGTCAGCAGTGTCATCAAAGTCTCCGGTTAAAGTAGCTGTTAATGTTGTAGTTGTTCTTAAACTACCATCGTAATATAGTTTAAGTTCGTTTTCACTAGCTCTATCCCAAGTAACTACTATATGATGAAAGTTGCCATCTCCCTCTTGCGTGCCCGATGGAGCATAGTTTGCTATTTTGTTAGCACCACCCGCTCTATATGTCCCTGTAAAACTATCATCACCGTGCTTATACTGTAGTTGTATTCTATTGTTACTGTCTATAGCGAAGTCCCACATTTGTCCATTAGCGCCAGTTGTGTTTACTCTAGCCCATATAGATACAGAACCTGTTAGTTTAAAATTACCATCAGCTAAAGCAGTTTGAAAAGCAGATGTAGTAAAATCTATTTCGTCATTAGTTCCGTCGAATAATATAGAGTGGTTTATTTCTGTATCTATACCACCACCGTAAACTAAACTAGCGCCTAATCCTAACATTATTCTCCTATATAAGCTATAATTCCACCTCCAGAAGAAACATCTATTTCAGTCCAGCGGCCATAAATAGTTACTCCCTTTGGAAACGTAACTGAATCTACAACTAAACCTTCTGAACCAGATATAGCGGTTTCACTACCATCACTTAAATTGTGAGCAGCTACTTCAGTACCTATGTACTCTAAACCTGCAATTGCCGTGTTTGTGGTATCAGCAACTAAACCTCCAGATGCGTCAAAAACAGTGTCAGCTAACATTGTGATAGCAACAAAAACCTTTCCTGTTGGTGGGCTAATCGCATTTTGCCCGTTAGTAGTATATACTGATCCTAATTGACCAAAGCCATAAGCTGTATCTTGTGATATTGCCATAATTTATTTTTTTACTTTTTCTAGTGATCTACCACCAAAGTAAGCACCGATCACTGTTATTAATACTAATTGTAATAAGTCTACCCATGAAGCTTTAACTTCAAATGATATAACACCAGCATCGATAAATATTAACAACACTGTTGATACACATAAGAATATTAAAACTAATGGTCTTATATTTTTTGATAACCAAGAATCAGATTGCATATCAACCTTCCATCTTTCAGTTACTTGCTTTTGCATCTCAGCTTCGTAACCCATTATCATATCTTTTATTTTTCTTTCAGCTTCAAGCTTTTCTTCTTTAGAAGTGTGTAGAGTATCTATAACACCACCTACACCTTTTACTAATTCAGTAGCTCCACCTGAAAATATTTTACCTAATATACTCATACTATTCTTCTAAAGCTCCTTCTACTGCCTCGTCTACTTTTTCATCTACTTTTTGAGCCATTTTTTCTTTAAGACCTCCTGCAGCTCCAGCGTCACCTCCACCACCTTTACCACCGAATATTTTACCAGCTACACCACCTAGTAATCCTTTACCTTTGTTCATTATATTTTTACCAAACTTAGTTTTTCCTAATGCTCCAATACCAGCACCAATTAATCCAGCTCCTAAAAACTTATTTGGACTGTCACCACTTGTTTCCATTTGAAATGCAGAAGAAGGTGATCTACCATCTTTTAAATTTGGTGTTTCTGATTTTTGGTTTATACCAGGAAGGGTGTGACCCTTCATTTTAAATTTTGCTTTTGATTTTCTTGCCATTTTTATTTATTTTTTTTTGTAGCTTCTTTTTTAGCTTTCGTACCTACTTTGTACGCTAATTTTTCCCATGGAAATGATTTATCACCTTCGGGCTTCCATGACCCCTTATATTTTATTTTACCGTCTTTTCTAGGATATTTATTACCTCTCCAAGTTACAGAGTTGTCATCATACCCTAACTCACCAGTTTCCATACGTAGCATATGATCTCCTTCGTGAGCAACTACTTCCGCTTCTAAAGGACTATTTTTAGGTATGTCTTTACTAACAAATATTGTACCGTCATTATTAGCTTCACCAGCAATACCATTACCTAGTTTTTTTCTTTTCATTTTAAACACTAGATCTTTATGCTCACCAGTACCTCTTACTATTGATTTGTTAATCTTAAATGCCATAGTTACTACTAGTGTTTATGTTTAACACGTTTTCCTCATCACCAGGTGTTTTTACTACTGCCTCGGGATCTGTTGTTGATCTTTGATAATCTAACTGTTCTTGAGAAAGTTTACCTCCTCCTGCTTCTTCTAATTCTTTAAATTCTTTTTGTTTTCTTTTTTTAGCCCTTCTTTCGTCTATTCTTTTATTAATAGCTTTCTGCTGCTCTAAACTAACAAAATCTCTAAAACCAGGTATTTTAACACCTGTTGTAGTGTAGCTAGCGGATGGGTCGAAGTTAAGACCAGTATAGCCTGGATCATCTTCTTGCTCTAAAGGTGACTTTTTATCCATCTCTTTTATATGCTTCTCTACAACATCAGCTTGTTTGCCGTGCGCTTTTACGGCATTTCTTAATTGATTTACTACCTCTTGGAGGTTTTTGTATTTCATTTTAAATCCCATAGTTGTATTTTAGTTTTTATCGTCGTCGTATTTTTCTAAATCACTAAACTTACCTTGATCTGGTGCTTTTACAGGGTTTTTGTAGTAGTATTTTATTTTTGTACCATCACCTTTATCATAGTTTACATATTTTCCTTTTGGCCCTATACTTGGTTTTAAATCTAACCGCCCTTCGTTGATATCAATACTTTTAACTGCCTTACCATCTATAGTGTACACTACTTCTGGAAATTTAGGGTTTTGTGATCCCGGTGTGTCGTCTTGTTTAAATGGACCATCAGGTTTATTGCCCATATTAAACACTTTATAGTTTTGTAAATTATTGTAGTTCTTTGCAGGCGAAGATCCTTGTATCATAGGAAAGCCTTTCATTTTAAATGCCATATTATCTGTCTTTATCTTTTATCATATCATCTATAGCTTTATTATAAACTTTATCTGTATATGATTTGTTATTATAAAACTTACTTCTCTCTGAAGTAGGTAGGTCTTCTTGTCCTAAAAGTATTCTATATATTCTACTTATTAACTGAGAACATTTGAACGAGGTTTTAAACACCGAAAACTTTATTGTAGTTCTGTTTCTGTGTCTCCAAGTTTCTATCCAACCTTCTCTTCTTAGTTTTTCCCACCGGTTTTTATCCCAGCTCATGGTATAAGTACCATCTATAAATTCGTTTCGTGTAAATCTTCCTTTACAATCTAAGTAAATTAATAATTCTAAATCTGCATCTGTTAATCCGTAAGTCTTACAAGCCCACTTTCTTGTGAGCCTGTAATACTTAAGGATATTCATTTCACGCAGATCTTGCGCGGTTAATCTCATTTAAGATTAAGCACCATCAGTCCATGCAACTGCGCTTATTTCTGTAAATGGAGCTGTAGATGCTTTAATAGTAAGCGTGTTATTACCACCAATACTAGTTGATGACATGTACTCCGCTAATCTTAAAGCAACTTCGTCAGATTTACCAGATGTAACTGTTAAATCAACGTTACCATAAGCTGCTACAGCTGGATCAAAAGATGTGATATATATAATCACCGAAGTCGCATCAGCTACTTTAATGGTTTTGATCTCTGAAATAGGTACAATGTGTTCGTCTGTACCTGCAGCGTCAACAAAATGAAACATTTTCATAATTGTAATTTTTTAGTTAATAATTAGGTTAATTGTTTGTTTGTTTTAAGTTTAAGGTTTTTGGTTTCTGGCTTAGGTCTAATCTATAAGTACCACGTCTTGTTGTTTTATAACGTGGTAAAATTTATCTTTATGTTGTATACCGTGGCCTGCGTGTTTATCGTAATATATAACATCGTTAATACATACTCCTTCTACAAGATTACCAATAGATATAACTTTAGCTTTTAAGTACCTATTGTCATCATCTACACTTTCTGTTAGTATTAATCCACCAACTTTCTTAGGCTCATCTTTTATTTGATCTATGATTATGTAATAATTAACTGCCTTCATTTAGTCTAATATTTGAAATTACACAATCAGCGGATATAATAGTAGTTACAACAGAAACGGCATTTTTAAGTGCTGTCTTAGTAACAAGTACTGGATCTATGATACCAAACTCTACCATGTCAACCTCTTTACCAGTTACAACATCAATACCACGGCCTTCAGCAAGTTCTCCTTCTTTTTCTATACCAGCGTTAGATAATATAGTTTCACAAGGAGCTGTAATAGCGTTTAATAGTATTGTTTCACCTATATTCTCAGAGCATACTCTTTCCGATGCGTTTAATAGCGCTACACCACCTCCTGGTACGATACCTTCTTTTAAGGCCGCCTTTGTGGCATATATAGCATCTTCTACTCTATCTTTCTTTTCTTTTAGCTCTACTTTTGAATCAGCACCAACCTTTATAACACCTACAGAACCTGATAATAAAGCTAGTCTTTCTTCTAGTTTTTTCTTTATATAACCGTTCTTTTCTTTTTTTATTAGTTTATGTACTTCTTTTATTCTTTCTTCTATCTCTTGATCAGTGTCTAAAGTAGTTATTATAGTATTTCTGTCTTCGGTAACAGTTTTCTTAGCTTCACCTAGCACATCTAGTGATATACCGTCTAAATCATCACCTAGCTCTTCGTTTATAACAATGGCATTTGTTAAAATAGCTAAATCTTTTACAGTGTCTCTCTTAGTAGGACCAAAGCCTGGTAAGTCTATTATGTTTACTTTGATATTACCTTTAACTTTATTCATTAAAAGCGCTGACTTTACCTGCTGTGCTACTGAAGCTACTATAAGTAAAGCTCGGTTTTGCTTAATTACGAACTCTAATACGTTTTGTATTTTTCTAACGTTAGGTATTTCTGACTCTACAATAAGAATATATGGATTTTCTAGTACAGATCTTTGTTTTTCAGTATCTGTTATAAAGTGAGGTGATGTTAAACCACACTCTATTTGCGCTCCATCAACAATCTCAACGTAAGTTTCTTCTGTTGGTGACTCTTCCATTAAAACTACACCGTTTTCACCTACTTTTTCGTAAGCTTCTGATATAATTTTACCTAATTCTTTGTCGTTATTACAGCTAATAGCGCTAACATTGTGTAACATGTTACCTTTTACGTCTATTTTAGCGCCATTTAGGTAATTATTTACTTTTTCAAGACAAGAATTGATACCTTCTTTTATTTCTCTTATAGAAGTACCATGGTATTTTTCGTGGTTAACTTGTTTTATGAGGGCTTCAGCAAGAACTGTAGCTGTAGTAGTACCATCTCCGGCTTCTTTTACAGTATTTCTTGCTGCTTCTTTAATAAGTGTAGCTCCCATGTTTTCAACCGGATCAAACAAGACAACAGATTCTGCTACTGTTACTCCGTCTTTTGTGATAACCGGTTTACCGCGTCCATCTTCGTATATTACGCACTTACCAGAAGCGCCTAGTGTGGATTTTACGGCTTGTGCTAGCTTATGAACACCAGCAATTATTCGTTTTTTAGCGTCATTGCCAAAGTTTAAGTCTTTGACAATCTCGCTAGGTAGATTGTATTCCATATTTTATTAAATTAAATTAAATTTTTTACGCGTTCTATTAGTTATGAGTAAACTGAGACCGTATTAGATTCATCTGTTTTTGCCAATTAGCAAAATCTGCGTCTGACATATCTGGATTATTATTTTTCCACTCGTTTAATTCTTGTTGTTTCTGTATTAACGCTTGATTTTTAGGTGTGTCAGCAATGTTACCATAAGCTATAGATTTTCTCTTATCAGATACACCCTCTAAATCAGAGATATTAAACGTAGGCATTCCACTAGTACTTTGTGTAGTCTCAACTTGACTAGGAGATACAGCTCCACCTATATTAGCACCTTTCATCATTGATTCTTCAACCATTGATCTTTCAACTGGTGGTTTTACTGGTTCGTCCATTAATCCTTGTAGTTTTTTTCTACGCATTTCTGCCATTGGATCTCTTTCTGGTCGTTCCAATCTAGCTTCACGCTGTTGCGGTTTATCCATCATACCTGAATCTGTTTGTCTACGTCTCGCTATTCTAGGCTCTTCCATTTTTAAAGCAGACACAGAGTGCATTGGAAAACCTTTTTGTTTATACGCCATATTTTTTTTATTTAAAAGTTTTTATTACTTTAGGTCCTTTTACAGACTCTAGTTTCTTAGAAAAGTGCTCGATGCTACCTTCAATAGCGGCTTCGGCACCTTCTATTGTTTCTCTTCTTGTTACCGCGTGCCAATTATCGGTTTCTGGTTCAGACACTTCGGTTTGATAATAACCATTAGCTAATTGAGTTATCCTCCAGTTCTTTTTATCTGAAAGATGTTTCCATTGGTTAATAGTTTTTTCATTAGGTTTTTGGTTGCCAGTTAGTGTACTGGTCTTGTAATACAAATAGGTCATTTTGGTTTTATTTTTGGTTAATAATTATTTTGTTATTCTATTCCATTATCACGCTTCCATTTAGCTAATGTTAGCGCATATGTTTTGTCTGTGTGAAATTCTGTTCTTGGTGGCGGTTGAGGTACTTTTTTTGTTTGTCTAGCTTGAGCCTTTTTCTCCATAACATTTTCTACTACAGGCGCTTCGTCTGTTCCACCCCAAGAACCGTCACCGTGTTTCACTGGTGAAGCTCCTACACCAAAGTTTCTCTGCATTGGGCTTCCTTTCATTTTAAATCCTGACATAACGTTTTATTTATGGTTAATAATTTATTTATCGATTGCTTCCCATTAACGCATCTTTAGATCTTATACCTGTTTTTCTAATTCCTCTTTTTGCTTCTTTATAACGATCCATAAAGTTAGTGTCTCCAAAAGGTCCTTCAGATGTTGATATAGCCCTGCTAGCTGCAGACAATTTATCTAATACTGATAATTTTCTTTTTTTATTTTTAATTTTCTCTTGTTCTAAAGGCGACTTCATAGTTACTGGCGTAGGCCTTTTTGTTTTTGATTTGACTGTTGGAATAGGCTCTGAAGGTCTATTTTTTATATCTTTTTTTATTTTTTTAAGATCAGCTCTTACTTTCTTTTTATCAGCCCCTGCTTTTACCGCTTGTTTAGCACGTGATTTCATGAATTTAACATCAGCTTTTCTTTCGCTTTTATCTGCTTTTCTTGCTTTTCTTTTTATTTGACGCTCAGCTCTTTTAGCAGAAATAGTTTTTTCTTTTCTTACTTTTTTATCATCGTCACTCTTAGATCCTTTTTTAGCTGTTTCTACTTTTTTAGTATAAGTACCATCGTCTTTTTTAGTATAAGTGGTATATCTACCTTTTTCCTTTGTACTTCCGTCCGCCGAATGTCTACCACCTTTAGCATACATAATTTTATCTCCGGATTTTGATATTATTTTTTTTGCTTCCATTTGTGCTGGTGATGACTTTTTGTCAGCAGCGGCTTTTTTCATAGACTCAGTAGTGTTACCATCTCCATCGATGTCTGGATAATCTGGTTTAGCGGCTGGGTATGGAGAATTTTTCTTCATAGTAATTCCGTCTTTATCGGGAGATTTAGTGTTTTCTCCATGTTTCATTTTAGCCATAGCTTCTTTCATCTTGTACGATGTTCTCATTTGAGCCATAGTATTCTTAGTTGCGATTTTACCCATTTTGTATGGGTCACCTTTCATTTTAAATGCCATTGTTTTATTTTTTACTTTAAAGTTTATAATTTTGCGTTAGGGTACTTTTTCTTGAATTCTTCATCAAATTTAGTGATAGCTTCTACATACTCACCTGGTACGTCAAAGTCAGATGGTACTGGTCTGTTTTTGTAATACTCACTTCCTTGTCCTCGTTTAAAATATCCTTGAGATACTGCTTTAGTTAATTCTGTCGGATCATCTCCTTTTTCTTCAATTGTATATCTCTGAGATTGTTTTGTTTCTGTTGGTTGTTGTGTGCCCTGCTGTGGTCGTTCACCACCTTGTCCTGCTGGGACTCTAAACGACGAAGGAGGATGTGCTTTGTAAAAAGCTATTTCTGCCTTTCTTTGTTCTCTCTTGCTCAAGCCTCTACCATAATTTTCTCTAATCCACTGTGTTCTTCCAGGTATCGATTTGTCTCCATATCTAAGATTATCACCTTTGCCTTTCGTAAACATTGTAGCGTAATCAGCTTGCTTTTGTTCTCCTTTACTCATAGGTCTTGATGTAAACTCACCACCACTTGTCATGTACCTGTTATCTTTTAATTCATCACTAGCCGTTGGTAGTACATTTCCCGTAAAAGTTCCCTGCTCATCATACTCACTTAAGCTATTATCTTGTTTCATTGGTGATACAGGATCTTTTCTATATAGAGAGGGTCCTTTCATTTTAAACTTACCCATAATATTATGTTTTATATTTCTTTATTTAGTTAACTATTTTACATAGTTACATAGAAAAATATTTATTTAAGTGAAAGTGTGACATTTGGTAGTTACTATATTCTTCTTAATAAGCTAATGTCATAAAAAAACCATATTATAAATATTGGGGTGTAGTGTTGCCCCCCCTCTCCTAGCCCCCCTC